TAATATCTCAACGAAGTTTTTAATTTCTCTTAACATAACTTTTATTTCCTTATTGGTTGTTTTTAATCTTACATACAAATATACCCATTTCCGCAATTATATCAAAGCATTATTTTTATATCTATTTGATTTTTTGATTGCCATTGTATCGCCATACACTATGAACGCTGTTATTTTTTATTAACTTTACTATATCCTGATCATTCCAGAAATAAGGTGATGTTTTGAATTTTTTTATTTCATCTTCGGTATAGCATAATACTGGCAATACACAATTTTGCAAGCTACTTAATCTTTTACGATAAGTAAAGGCCATTCTATTTAAGTCTAATGTTAGAGCATACGAACCTTTAATTTCAAGGATTACATTGAACCCAAGAGCACCTTTGAATGTAACTACTTGTCCTACCTTAAAGTCTGTTTGGTTTTTCATTTCATATTCCTTGTTGGTTGTTCTTAATCTTACATACAAATATACGAAATTATCCGATAACATCAAACATCATAAAAAAGTAAAGTACACAATAAAATAATATTGCCATACCAATACCCATTGCTAAATCTTTAATCTTGTTCATACTTAAATCCTTATACACAAATTATTTAGAAATATATTCTGAATTATAAACACGAGGAGCAGATTGAACTACTTCCTCTACCAACGACTTACGTGAAGCTGCTTGAAGAACTCTCAACTTTTTATTTAAGTCATTGGTGTTAATCAAGTTACCTAACACATGATTCTGATAACAGATAATCAAAGTTATTACAACTCCGAGAGTTAAACCAAGTGTAAATATATTAAATACGTTTTTCATTGTTTCCTAATAGTGTTAAACATCAACACACAAATATAAGATTTTTTCCGTTCACAACCAAATAAAAATTCATTTTGGTATTTCAAATAAATTCCGTATATTTGTATGTAAGATTAAGAACAACCAACAAGGAAATTAGTTATGAGCATGAGCAAACATATTTGGGAAGGATGGACAGTCCAAGACTTCGTAGATGACCTAGAACCTATCTTCAACATGATTATGAGAGGACAATCTTGGCAGAAACCATTTCAGTCCAAAGAAGAATTGAAACAATGGTGTAAAGATAATCAATCAGGTTACAAGAAACATATTCCGGCAGTAGTAAATTATTTTTGGAATAAAATTAAATAAAACGTTTGGTATTTGAAATAAATTTCGTATATTTGTATGTAAGATTAAGAACAACCAATAAAGGAAACACAAAAATGGAAAAGTATAAATTGAGAGCCGAAGGTATGAATGATGTTTTTGAATTTATGAAACTTGCTGGACGTTCTATCAGCAACTACACCATTCATGGAAACACTATAATTCCTGATGTTGAATTTGAGTTTGAGTCATCAGCACCATTCTTAAAACTCATGACAACATTGCATAAAGTTCCAGATGGTCATGTTATGTGTGATACATTACAACCAATTTCAAAGTATACTGGTGAAAGATAATAGTACTATAAATCAATAAGGAAATAAATGTTATGAAAAGAGTTGGTGAAAAAGAATTTGACGTAGTTGTTAGCGGTATTGAAGAAGGTGAATTTGGTCCAGAAAAAGCAACAGAAATTATTACCGTAGTTGCTAATTCTTCAAAGACCGCAATTAAAAGAGCAATTGGTGTTTCAAACTTAATAAACCCAGAGTTTGTTTCTTTTATTTCAAATTTCCAATAATAGATAAAATAAGAAAGCCTCACAATTTGTGAGGCTTTTTTCTATTCTTTATTTCTTATTGTAATCTTGCACCTGCCAATGCTTCTGCTAATTCACCCATCAATTGTTTGAGGAATGTTGTATAGCCTCCACCTAAAAAATTCAAGCCAGATATATTTGTAATATCGTGATGCCCACCTGAACCTTTTACAATAACATCGTAAGCAGTAGTAGTTACACTATCGAGTATTGCCTTTTGTTTTGGTGAAAGGAATCTATATTGTTTTCCAGCTATATCTTTTACTACATTTCCAAATCCTGGACTCTTAGGTAAATTTACAGCAACCTCACCGAATAAAGCCATGAAGTCATCCATAGTGAAACCAACGGATTCTGTACTTCCTTTTTTAGCAATATCCATTTCCATCATTCTCTTAACATCACCCATTGTAAGTCTTATTGCTTGAAGTTCTGATTTGTGCTTATTCAATATACCCATTGCCAATTCACCTAAGTTAATTGGGTTTGCACCTTTCTTGAATGGATTCTTCGCTGCTTGTACCAATCCCATTGGCCAACCAATTACAAGGTACTCAGCAGTTGGGTTCATCTTGAATGGCGTGTATCTATCGTATCCACCTTTAGTCATTGTACCACCACCGTATTGAACTAAGCAAGTTCCAAACATTGCGTATTCACCATTACCGAGTGTTTGTATTTCTCGTGGATTTGTTATTTGTTTCATCTTTATATCAGGTGCTTGTGAAGCAAGGTATGCTGCTGTTTTAGCAGGTAAATCTTCCCATGATAAACCACGAGCTTTTACTTCTTGTTTGATTACATTGTAGATAGAAACTAATGAAGGACGTGCTTTCATTACCAATGCTTCTAAGAAGCCAGGTTTATTCTTGAAAGCAAGAAGAACTTTGTTTACTACCAATCCCATTGCAAGTCTATTAGGTACGGCAGACATAGTTGGGTCAAACTCAAATACAGAACGCATTACTTGTTCTGGATTAATACCTTGAGAAGCAAAGTCAGCGGAATCAACTGTTGATATAATTTGAATATCTTGTGCAGGGAATAAATCAGTTGGTGAAATTTCTTGAGACATCGCTGCAACATTTGAAGGTGCGTGTTTGAATGCACCCGATGTAGTTGGAGCAACACCTGCTTGTGATTGATGGTGATCTGTGTGAATATGCACCATAGGTTTACCGTGAGCAAAGTCAACGATAACAACTAAAAGACCAGGACGTGGCTTTTGAACTGCGTATTCCATACCACCATATTGAATTTTGTGGCATTCAACTAACTTAACACCATATCTTTCTAAATATGCTTTCATACCGATTGCAGTTGTTACACCATCTAAGTCCATGTGGAAATATATAACAGCCTCTTTTCTCGTTGCGGTTAATGCGTTAATGTTTCTTATTCCACTCTCTTTTAGTATTGGTTTTTTACCATTCAATATGTCTTTCAGTCTTATCATTTTATTTTCCTTAAAATGTATCTTGTTTCAAATCTGCCGTTATTAAATTCAAATATTCAATACCTTTCATTGTAAGAGAACTATCACCATATTTAATTTTATCTTTCATCCTACTAACAATATCAAAGTCATACTTTCTAATATCTTTAATCTTGTGTAATTTAAGTATTACCCAATCTATTTTTTCCAACACTTCCTGTTTTTGCTCTGAAGTTTTATACTGAACATAGTCCGTATATTTCAAATCAGACACATCATCTATTTCTAAACTTGCCCAAAACGAATCTAACATAATTATGCTACATCATATAAATCAATAGTGTCTAATTTTTGCCAACCTTCCACGTTAAAATCTATTGAAAAGAATTCAAGTAATTTTTTAAATCCAGATTTAATATACTCAATAGCTTTTACTATAAATTGTTTTATCTTTTCAAAAACACCTTTCAATTTGTTCCATGTTTTCTTAACAAAATCGAAAAAGTTTTCATTAAGTATATTACCATTATATGAATTAATCGCTGCTATACATTCATTTTTTGCAATAGTTAAATCTTTAGTGATTAATCTCAAAGCAGTGTTAAATGTATATCCTTTAACACCAGTTTTCAATGTATATGTAGATCCTTTATAACTTGCTTTTATACTTGTAGCACCCATAACTTTTTTTACATACGGAGCTTTTGAGTCAGCAACAGATTCTATTTTTATATACTGAGCATTTTTGTCAATACATAACATGGTATCTGCTATTGCGCTTGCATCTGTGAATTTCGATGCGCCTGTCATTGCTTCATATATAAATTCCAATTGAAATTCTGGACTACTATCAAACATACTTTGCATTTCGCTTGTTAGTTTTTTTTGTAGTTCCTCTCCCTTTGTAATAAAGCCGTATGCCTTTTTATTTAATTCATTGGTAATCGATTCTTTATCCCCAAGTGTTCTAATAGCTGAGAGATTCATTGTTTCACCAATAGTTCTTATCGAATAACTTTTCAACTCATCTAATAAATCATGCGCTTTTTGCTGAGCTTTATCAGAAAGTCCTGACTTCTCTGATGCTGCTAGTAAAGTTGCTATTGCTTCTTTTGGAGCTCCTGACATTAGTTGTGCTGGTCCATACTTAACCGAATAGTTTTTATCCCCGATAACATCCGTTTTCGATGTATCATTCTTCTTACCAGTTACATCTTTCCATAATTCAGAAGTTGCTAATTTCTTTTTTCCATATACAGTAGCCGGACTTTTAGCATACGGTTTTACAGAATTGAACAATGGTTCAAGTCCTCTATCTGCATATTTCTGTGGTATATCTTTACCTTTAGCAGCAGTATTCCACATATCAACTATAACATTTTCCGATTCTGCTGCAGTTAATCTAGCTGCTTTTTTAGCTGCTTTTTCAGCTTCTCTTTCAGCCCTTTCATCATCGGTTAATTTTCTACCTTCATGTATTAATCTGTTAACAGAAGTTAATATCTTTCTTTCATTTTCTAATAATACTTTGTACCTATTCATGTAAAATATCTCCAATGTAAACGAGGAACATACCTATAAATATAATCAAAATTAAAATAAACAGAAATCGCCAGACATAATATCTAGCGATCTCGTAACTCTATTAACACATGGTTATTGAGATATTAATTTCTTGATGGGAAAATACCGTTGAGACAAATGGAATATTCAATGTAAGGTTTCCCTTGATAAATATCTCCTATTTGTATGTTCAATAAATCACCGTGCTCATTCCTTGGTCTTAAATCTGGTAATTTAAAATTATGAATACCATCACCACCATATGTAGTTCCAATTAATGAAAACAGCGCTGTATTATGTTGAATGTCCATTATTTGTCCATGACAAAATGTCCAGTTTTGTGGAGGAAAATTGTATGGAAATTGAACTATCATGCCTAAAAATGGTTCGTACATTTTATTATCTCCTTTTAATTAATATTGTTTATGGATTTGGGTTCATATCCCTAATTATCTCTTTTATCCAATCGTAAACACGTACGTCATGTGTGTTTACTCGCCATTCTTTTACAGTTCTATAATCCATATCATGAATACCGAATGGGCGAACATCTGAAATTATAGCAACTTGACCTGTTTCAAATTGAAGATGCCAAGCACATTTTTCCACACCATCGAATTCATCACCATAATCTGCTGCCAAATTTGGATTACCAAACGCTCTAACTAAGTGCTTATAATCACAACCCATAACCGCAACTTGTGGTGCTAATTTTACTTGAATATTTTTACCTGTCCTATACTTAGGATAATTCATAACAACCTCTGTTTATTTTTTATAATCGGTTTCGTAAAATCCATTTCCCTTTAGTATGGGTTTACTTGAACTAAACGATTCCACTTTTGTTAATTCACATTTCTTAGCACAAGTACGATTTTCTGGAACTGAAGTTGTTGTTGGTACATAATATTCTTTTATCACTCCACACTCTTCACACTTAAAATCATAAATTGGCATAACCTAAACCTCCGACCATCCATTTTATTGCTAAATCAATAAGATAAATACCCACTCCTATTGGAAGAAATGCTATAAATGTAGCAAGTACCATTAATACAAAATAGAAGAAGTATACGATAGGCGTTGCTATACCAACACCTATAAACTCTAACAATCTGTTCATCATAACAATTACACCTGTGTAATAATATCAAAAACCAATTTGTAATCAACCTTATTTAGATTGATCATTCCTTTCAAAAAACTTAAATCCGTACCTCTTAAATCGATTTTAATATATCGTTTAAGATTATCGTTTACCAATGGGGATACCGACGCAACAAATTCAGCTTCATCGATTGAACTATCTTCCATATTAAGTAAGAATAGTTTCTCATCATCAACTATTCTACTCAACTTGTTTTTCAAGTCATCGTCAAGCCCAATTAAATCAATAACAGTTCTTGTATCAAAATTCATAACTCTGTTCAATTCCTTCTGTTGAAAAATTCAAAAATGATTTTCCAGTAATATAACCATAACATAACGCTTTTATCTCATCGTCTGTAATTCCGTTGAGTCTATAATTTTCTAATTCATCTTTTGAAATGTTTATATAACTACCATCACTCGAAATAAAACGCCAACCGTCCGAAATTAAAAATGTAGTTATCATATTATCCTATAAGTCTAAAGTGTCTTCTTCATCTTCTATGAAGTAATCAAAGTCCTCACCTTCATCGTCAGCCCAAAATTCTTCGCCTGTTACCATATCCTCGTCATCAAACGCTTCTTCTGGCCACTCTCCGTGCTCTGCTGTTTCTTCATCGCTGAAGTCCATATCCTCACCGTCTAATTCAATCTCGTCTTCAAACTCAGTACCCATGTCTTCGTCTCCATTATAATACTTAATATAACCGTGAATTGCTCTTAAATAATCTTCTGCTATTGTTACTTTCGATTGTAACCAATCTTCAAATTGATCGTGTTCATCAATCATTTCATAAATTTCTTTTGCATTATTCATAATAGAAAGTAATTGCGCTTTGAACATTTTACCTTCACCTTCTTTATGATATTCTTTTATCAAATTACCTTCTGCTATTTTAATAACTTTTTTTGCAATTCCAAATCTTTTTGGATTGCTCTTAACAGCGTTTGCTGTTTCAATAGCTTCAAAAAGTATGCCAGATAATTCTTTAATTTTCTGTTTGTGTTTTTCTTCTCGTAATACATCTCGTATTTCTTTTATTACGAACTTTTTAACTTCGCTCATTATACTCTCCAATGAGGTTACAAATATACTAAAAATTTATGAAATAAACAATACATCTTAATCTAAATCTTCATCACCAAGCAATTCATCAAAATCTAATTCATCCGTATCAGGCTCACCTGTAAAATCGTTTTGACTTACTCGCGTATCCATATCAAGAAAAGAATCTAAATGTGGATCTTTATCTTTAGAAATAAAAGATTTTCTCATCATTAATGGTTCAACCATTGCAACAAAATCTTCTTTCTCTGCGTCAGTAGTTGGCTGATACAACTTATTTTTCAATCTGTTAGTATCTTTAGCAGTTACCATAGTTACTCTATGTCCAAATACATCCTCTCTCATCATATCCATTATATAATTAGCGTCATTTATTTCTTTATATGGATTTTTCTTCTTCATATTATATCCTATTAATTGCATCTAAAATTTGAGGAGCAATCGGTTGAGGTAAATTGTATTTAGTAAACCAACCTAAATCTTCATGTTCCCAATCTATCTTTACAAAAAATCTGCCTTTTGTTCTATATACAAATAAAAAATACAATCTTTGGTCTGCATAATACCTATCAATGCATGTTAACCTTTCACTCTTAGGTATATCATATGTTGTTTCTTCAAAGAACTCTCTACGAGCACAATCTTCTAATGACTCTAATTCGTTTACATTTGATTCACCTGATGGTACTGACCAATATCCACCGAGGTACTCTGCCTTTGAAGTTCTCTTTGTTAAAAGAAACTCACCTGCACTATTCATAACAAGTACACCTGCCGCAGCTGGTTTTGTTATGTTAGATAACTCAGATGGCGATATGTGATTTATGTTAGACATTTGCTTTTAGTGATTCTGGGTATTTACCGTTTTTTAATCTGTTATATATCATAATAAGTTCAACCTCTGACATATCGTCCAAATGTCCCTTACCAACTACTTGTTTACACCATGAGATGAAGTTTCTATCTCCATCCCATGGTATACCCATTTTATCTGCTATCTTATGTACTTGATTCGGTTTCATCTATTATAAGGAAACATATCATTTAATTTTTTCTTTCTTTTATTGCAACCACAATCTTCTTTACCTGCTGCATGGGCAACTGATTCTGCTAATTTATCTAAGCCCAATGCACTTGTAACTTTTGCTACTGTATCACCTAAACCCTGTGATTTTTCATTTGTTGTCTCGGAACTCATAGTAACACCTCTTATTATTTTAATGTAATTAAATATTTGAGTTTATTAAACTCTGCTAACATTTCGTCTCTTATATTCAATAAGTCTGTATCTGCTTTTGGATCTAACATAGTAGAAAATCCAATCAAAAACGCAATAGTTTCTTCTATAAAAGAATTTATATCTTTCTCATTGCTATTATAAATCTTCATAGGCATTGCAGGAACACGTCCATATTTACCCATCAATACTTCTACAAATGTATCAATTAAATCATTAATTGCGTCATAAGTACCACCGTACGCTTGATGGCGTGCATATGACTTAGTTTGCCAATGAAAAAAACGAAGTTGTACTTCAACTTGAACTAATTGCGCTGCTATTTGATGCATCAATCTCTCCCATATTTTTTTAGAACATATAACTATAAATATAGTCTTATTTTGAAACGATGTATTTTCTCAACATTTTTGAATTATTTATTGGGTTATGTTCTGCTCTTTGTCCCCATTTGTAATTAAAATACTCATGGCAATCCTCTTCTTCCATACGAGACTTATTTATTTGCTCATCTGATTTAGCAGAAACAGAAACAAAATGATAAAAATGTGTAGAATAGTCTCTTAGCATTTTCATACCACTCAACTCGCATTTCAAAAAGAAATCCCAATCTGCAACATATCCTGCCTGTGATGGATAGCTTTCATCAAACCCACCGACTTTTAAAAAATCTTTCTTTGAAATAAAAATTGGAAATGTTGAACCAGAATCATCTTTAACAGATTTTGAAATCATTTCAGAAAATTCCCAAAACTTTTCTAAATCAAAACTATTAGGAATTCTACCTAAATCATTTATTACAAACTGCCTGAACATACTTGGGTATGGTTCAATTTGGTTCGGTGCAATTATTGAATTTTCCTCAAACGATTTTTCTAATTTATCATTCCAATTTTTAGGGAAAACATTATCATCATTTGCTATTATAATTTTATCATGTGTAGAATTATACACACCCAAGTTAGTAGCACGGCAAGTACCAACATTTGTTTCTAAATTCAAAATGAGAATGTCATCACCGTGCTTTTCTAAAACATCTTTATTAATATCGTATGTACCGTCAACAACTACGATTATCTCATTCTTCTCTGATTGACCTTGTATTATGGAAGTCAAACATAAGTCCAATGATTCAGGAGCTTTGTATGTAGGTATTATTACCGAAATCATAAGTTACCCCAATCAGTAAGTGGCGATAACCAAGCAGTTTCACCGTGAGTTGAATAACCAGGAATTGAAGTCATTAATGATTTTCCTTTTTCTCTAAGTTCCAGGAACATATCAAAGTCTCTTGGATAATTGCCCATGTTTGTCCATTTACGAAGAACTACTTCATCTTCTTTTAGTGTACTAACTTTGGAAGCAAATGTCATTGTAGTACTGTTTGTTAGTTTCCAATGGCATGAGTTTGACAAATAAACTTTTGTTACTTCTCCACCATCATCTTCTATGTATGGATTACCACCACGACTTGCTGGAATATACTTATCTGGGTGATCGTATAAACTAACATAGTCACCGCCCAAATTTATTCCTTCAACCAATACGTTTTCCGATTCTGATTTATGTAAATAGTCATTCTCTAAGAAGTAAACAATTTCACTATCATTCTGTTTCAATGCCCAATTCAATGCCAAATTAAAAGTTCCTGCACCATGTCCAACAGAAACATAATCAATTTGTTTATCTTCAATTTCACAATCCAAAATAATACGCTTTGTTTCTTCAGAAACATTATCTGCAATCACATGAAAGTTTTCTTTACCAAAAACTCTTACTGCATTCTTCAAACAATTCTCATTGTTAATATATGGTGGTTTTACTTTGTTGTAACCAGCATCCGATATTCTATAAATGATTTTCATATTAAACTGATTTCATCCAATCAATAGTTTTGTGAACACCGTCCTTCAAAGAGAACGTAGAAGTATAACCTAATTCATTTACTGATAAACTAATATCTGGAGTTTTTGTTTTAGTTGTAAGAACTTCAGAACTTTTGTAAGTTATTAAATTCTTATCAGCACCAACATAATCCCAAATTATATTTGCTAAATCTTCTATACTATGATATTCATTACTTCCAATATTGTAAACTCTTCCATCGATAAAATTATCTGAAATGTTTGCTATTGCAGAAACTGCGTCATCAATGTATGTACTCGAACGATGGTGACCAGTGTAAACCGTTATTGGTAAGTTATTTAATGCATGATAACAAAACTTACAATTAACAGAACGATACGGATGATAAAATTCTCCTGGACCGTATGTGTTAAATAATCTAACAATAACAGTTTGTGTACCTTCCATTATACGTGAGTTTCTAATTTGCATTTCATTTGCCCATTTTGAAATAGCATAATCATTCATTTGTTTTATTTCTATTTTGTCCATTACATCTTCTGACATAACACCTTCATAGTCACCATACACCTCTGAACTTGAGAAATGAACTAACTTGAAAGAATGTTCTTCTTGCAAACGTATTATGTTTTTCAAACCGATTGCATTGGTTCTCCAAAGTTGTTCATAATAATCTTCACCATTCCATCTACCAAATTCTGCTGCACAATTATATACCAAATCAAATGGACCAAAGTTTTCTATAACACGTTGTATTTGTCTATAATCTCCAATATCACATCTACAATAACTTTGATTTTCAGAACTCATTGATTGAACAAAACCTTGTTCGCCAGCGGAGTGCGGTAAATCAATTCCAAATACTTCGTGTCCCTTATCTACAAGTTTGTTTTTTAGTATAGAACCAACTGTACCCAAAACACCTGTTACTAAAATTCGCATAACATAATCTCCATTTTACTTTTTAACAAAAACATAAGTTCCATTTCCCTCTGTATATTTTACGGTTTCATAATTTTCTGGTAGGTTAATTCTATGGTAACCATCGACGTAGAAATTATCATTAGTATCGTGTATTATAACATACTCTACGGGAAACTTATTTAATATATAACTTGCAATATCTCCTCTTACATGAAATCCACCGTCAACTAAAACAGCATTGAATTTGTATTTGGAAAATAATTCATCTATGCGTGATAATAAACCAGTTGGTAAAACTGGTGGTGTTGTTCCTGTGTAAAGAGGTCCTGGATCAACGAAGTCAATGTCTTGCCACATTACAACTTCACTACCCCAATTTGAATACGATTTGAATCGTTCTTCTGCTTGGTTATACCAATTAATTAACGAATAATCATTTTCATCAATAAGTTCATATGAATAAACGTATTTGAATTTATCCAACAGATATTTAGTTCCATCGCCCAAACCAAATTCTAAAATAGATAATTCGTTTTTGTTTTTAAGTGTAGGTTCAACAATATCCTGCCAATCAGTATAAGACATACTTAAACTCCTGCTTTTAATGCATCTATTAAAACTCTATTTTTTGCTACTAACATTGGCATATCTGTTCTACTATGCCAAAGGTCTTCATGCCATTGATGAAACACTAACTGTGAATCTTCAATAATTATTTCAACACCATTTCTTTCTAACGTCACAATGAATGCATCATCATCTGACCACATTCCTTCTGCATATCTATTATCGAATCCACCAACACGTTTTAAATCTTCTGTGAAAAGTGCTGCACAAAAATTAAATGGCTGTGGTCTGTGAATAGAATGACAATACCATTCTGAATTACTTAAATCAATCTCTTCTAAATTAATGTTTCTTGTTATTTTACTTGAAGAATCTCTCGATAAACTCAATGCACTCATAGCAATATACTGATTTTTCTTCAGATTATCAATAGTAAATTGAATAATATCTGTACCATGCAAACATTCTGCATTTTGAATTATAGTTCGCTTACCGTGTATAAAGTGAAAAGCAGTATTGAAAGCAACAACAGGATTAACCCACCATTTATTTTTTGTGTGTATTGTTACTAACTTTATATCTAAATCAAAATCTTCAATATCTTTATACGATAATGGCTCTACACTAACATCATCGACTATAATAATTTCGGTTAACTCTTTTGCATTTGGTTGATCCTGAATACTTTGTAATGTATTTAACAATTGATTTTTTCTATTAACATGGGTCATGCATATGCTTAGTTCTTTCATATAGTATCCTTATAAATTATTTACAATCTCATTGAAAACTTCATCATCAGTTAAAAATGGATTTAGAGTTACATGATTGGAATTGGGAAAGTAATACTTTGGTCCCAACTTTGGTTCTTTAATTTTTCTAATAACACCATTTGCACCATAGAGTTGATGAACAAAATCACCTGTGATAATTGTTTTTGTACCAACTCCTGCTGCTATGTTACACAACCCACCTTCAGTTCCAACAAATGCATCACAGTTTTTTAGAATTGAAGCGGTATATAAAATAGATTCCATATAATCATCTTCTATAATTGCACTATCATGTTGTGAAACTTGCATCGGAAAACCAACATAAATTATATTATACAACTCGTTTAACTTATCTACAATATAATTTATATTTCTATGTTTACCACCGTAGCCTAAGTTAGGAACATCGATTCCTCTATCATACTCCTCTTGTGTAAACAAGTAGCTTTTCTCTTCCCATGTTTTTAATACAGCTATTATTTTCTTATTATTAACATTACGAAACTGAGTATCCAATGTTTCTTTTGCGTGTAAGTCATATGTACCATTCGTATAAAGTCTGTATTCTGATTTAGGATTTTTAACTCCTGCAAACTTTTGGAATTCTATTGTTGGTGGTTCTACGAAAGATAAAGCGGGTAAGGTTATAATCTTATCATATACCAAATCAATTGAACTTACATCAGGTAAAGGCGTTGGAGTTTTCGATACAAATACACTATGAATATGAGGATTATTTTCCAACAAACTTTTCATTTGTGGAAATCCAATAAGATAATCAACTTGATTAAATTGATTTTCAGATTTTAGTTGTTCTGCAATTGAACTTGCAAAAGCAATATCCCCAAAGAATCCGTGTGTAACTACAAGACACTTAGTATTTTTCATAAGATTTTTCCTCAACTATATTTGAGTTTGATAACAAATTGATTTCTTTTTTTATAGTAGCGCGTATATCGTTTGTAATATAAACATTTCTTGCCAATTGTATAAATTCTTCATCAAAGTTTTTTTCTCTTTCGTGTTGTCTGATATTATCTTCAATCCCCCAAAGTTTTTTATTAACTTCTAAGAGCATTTCAAACAAGTCTTTTATTTTCAAATCTTTGCAAATTGAATCGAACATAGGTTCTATTATTTCAATTTCTTTTTCTACATTTTTAATTTTGTCATAATCTGTTATGTTAGCAAGCTTTATCTTTAGAATAGAAAACTTATCTAATATCTCACCATTTGAAACTTCAATTAGCATATTACAATCCAAGTGTATTAATAATTTTATGTGTAATATTAGGTCCAGATGCATTTCTCATATACCACTCTCTAGCATTATCACGTATATAATTTAAAAACTTATCATCATCTATAACTTCGTGGTATCTTTGAATAATCTTATCAGCTAAAATATCTTGATTTTTATATTTGAAAACATCATCGAATTCACAATCAACAGCAACATAATGTACATTAGGTAATAATTGATCATCTGATTCTACAACGTATGTAGGTCTTATGGTTGGAATGCCTAATCCATACATTTCTATATCTCTAAAGCAGAAATCTCCACAAGACCATCCACCGCCTCCGCCAAAACATAAAGCAAGTTTAAATTCAATTGACTCTGAAATATAACTCTCAAATGGAATTGGGTAATTACCGTAATGGAAACTATCCAATTTATCTCTTAAAAAATCTATTGTTAATCGTGTATCGTTATAATTAATATTTGACATATTTTTATAAACGCTACCACGCCAATATAATCTTTTATCTAATTCAATTGAATTTCTATATTCATTTATATTATTAAAATTCTCAACCCCAAGATTCCAATATGATTCGGGATAAACACTTGGCTTTATTTCTTTTCTAACTGAATCATCTTTTACTAATGTGTCCCATAGTGCTTTGTTGTATTGACCTATTGCTGCACCAATGAAATTATTTGATTTAGATAAATCAATAGTAGTAGTTGGTGCGTCACCAAAATCAAATGTTTTGAATTTTTTTGTATCATCGAATTCAAATATTAGTATTGAACCTTGGTTTATTAAAACATCGCAGTCATTTTTATATACAAATTTATCATCACCGTTCAAATCAAACCATTTTACATCATACCGTTTTTTTAGTTCTTCTAATAAGTGAGATGTATTTTGAGCGTCAAATCTATGATTTGCAATACCTCTATGAAACGAATATAGATTTAATTTTTTCATTTTATAACTTTATAGTTTGTACTCTTAATCCATCTAACATTTTCAATATCAGTTGTAACCTCAATCACATCTGCTATTAAATTTTTGTAACCTATGTGTCTATCTTCAAAAGCCCTCTCGTGAAAATATCTTCTACCTTCAAAAAAGTCTTTTTGTCCATCTTCGTTTTTCTTACTCATATCACCATTATCCTCATGATAAAGACAATAGAAAGTTCCAACTTCATTTCTTTTAACTGAAATATTAGCCCAAACAAATCTTTCACGCAAGTCTTCATCTTCATTACCCCATCCTTTGTATAAAGGATTAAATCCATTTATTGCTTCAAAGTGTTCTCTCTTCATACAAATAACTCCACCATAAAACCTTGGATCTATTTCTTCGTGCCAGTTTCTATATCCACCTGGTATGTCTAAGTAGTCACGTGTTGTGGAGTTATCTTTATCTAAAAATATTCCTTTTTTAGCAGGAAGTACTGGACAATCTATTACATCATATGAAACATCTGCTGATGGAACATAATCGACTTGATGAAAAATTACTATGTCACCTTTCGCATAATTGTATGCTATATTTTGCACACAAGATATTTGGAAGTTATCATTGTTATTTTGTTCTGAAACAATAATTTCATAAGATTCATTCTTAAAAAAATCTTGAAGTGTAGGTAATAGTATTTCTAAATGTTCTTCTCTATTCCGATACGGTATTATTATTGAGTATTTCATCTTTATTTACCTTTTTGTATGATGCTTTTTTACCATCATTTGCTACTAATTTGAAACTGTTATTTATAAGTAATGGTTCAATTTTTGATAAATCATAATACTTAACATCATCAAGAACTATGTAACCATCATTTGCAATTCTATCCATAAAGAACTCAACTTCCATTAAAACGTCTTGTAGTGCATGTGGACCATCCAGATGAACTAATGCGTAAGTATTTACAACTGTTGTATGTAAATTATAAATTGGAATACCACTTTCATATTTACTAAAGAAAGTTGTGTCTTCCAAACATATTAAATCAAAGTAAAGATTGTTTTGTAAAGAAACTTTACATAAAGCAATCAATGTTTCATACTTCATATCGTTTGTGTAGTCATATCTAACATTCAATCCCTCTTGTGCATTGTACATCAAATTACCGTATGGGTCAATCGCTATAAATGGGCGGTTAGTATTTTCAGTATCAATACAACCAAGTATCATAATTCCCATTCCGCCACCCTGTCTTAATCCAACTTCACACACTATACCATCTACACCAACAATGTCTTTTGCAGCATCATATAAAATTTTATGTTCTGCATGGTCAAAATCTAACCCTAATTCCTTTACCCTAACTATTGCTTCTAACATCCTGAGTCTCTCCCTTTTATAAAATTAAAATTCCCTAACCTCTAACTTACATTCCCTCTCTCCCAAATTAAAGTCTATCGTATTGATGCACTATTGCATAATTACTCAAATCATTCAAATCAAATTCTACAAGCCCATTGGCTATAACATGTAAATGTACAGCGAATTTATCATTCAAGTCTGTAAACATTACATTGTCTTTATAAGAAGTTTGTATTAAATAATTAAAAGAAGTTTGGTCTGCTACCAATCGTTTACCAATTGAAATCAAATATATATCTCTACATATATCTTTAACACAATGTGCAGCACCACCGAATACACCAACGTTATAAACTTCTTTATCTAATAATGTTTCTACACCCATTCCTCCTAAATTTACAAACAAATGTCTTTTATTCCAATCCTCATTTTTATATTTAATTACTTCACTTGAAGCAAGTATCTTATTTGCTGGTATATCTGCAAATGGGTCTCTGTTAAAATATACATCTCTAACATCTGTAATCAGAACTTTATCAAATTCACTTTCATTTAGTATTTGCCATATATGAAAGAACCTTAAATTATGAACTAAGTCATAGGATGAATTTATGTCCATTGTTCCTGTGTTTGTTGGAAACTGTATTGTAAATTCACCATACATGTTATGCTCTGGTAAAATAACTTCAACCCCGTTTTTTGTTAAGTACGGTACTAACTCTGAATGTGGGTTGTTATTATATAACAATAATATTCTTTTAGCTGATATAGTGTTTGATGTTTCAACCCACTTACTAATATCGCTTACATTATAATTGCCACTTATTGCACCGATTAAAAGATTATCCATGATTCATGTTAAATAGTTGTATAAAATTCATTTTGCTTTTCTTGACGTTCTATTGTCTTTGGGTGGAATAAACAATACTCAACTTCTTCAGGTAGAACAGCATACGTTGTAAAACCTATCAATCGCTCATGTACTTTGTTTTTCCAAACAATAGATTCTTTGTTTTTATAAATTCTTGTTTGCAAATCTGGCCAATTAACTCTGCCTTCTTTATCATAGTTCCAATGCCATTCTTTTATATGATCCTCAGTTATACCTTCAACGGTATTCCATCTTGGAACTAAAAACATATCCACTTCTTTATTTTCTGTTAGAATTTCATGTATATCTAACATTAAAATCTCAGCAGGAATTTCATCTGCATCAATATTAAAAATCCATTCTTTAGTACAATACTTTTTCAAATTATTCTTGAACTCAGAAAAATCATTATTCAATGGGAATTCTATTACTGTTAGATTAGATATTTTACGTTTGTAAGTATCTGCGACGTCTCGTACTGCTTCTGTTACAGACAAACTATCTAATTGTAAAACAATTTCATCTTTATTAGAAATCTTTGAGTTTAAATAATTTAATAAAATGTTTAACTGATTGTATTCGTTACAAGCAGTTATAGTGTACGAAATCATTTTGTTTCTCCTGAACTACTAATTTTTCTTAGCTTAGGTAAACTAAGAGTAACTTTCTCTGCAAACTTTGGAAGTTTTTTATCTAACATATCTTCAAACTTTTTACACATGGAAGTATATGACCATATACTTTTTAATTCACGAATTCCAATTTTAGAATTTTGTAGATATTTGTTATAGTTTTTATGAACTTTATCAAGTGTTTCTGCTGCACTTTGATAATCTACTGTAAACCAACGTGTACCTTTGTTTATAATAGTATCCCAAACTGCACTATGATGAACCTCTAATAGTTTACCTTTTAATGGAATGTGAAACTTTTCACTAATAAAGTCCATGTGTCCACTCCAACCAGAAACAAGAATAGGTTTGCCAGATGCCATAAATTCTGCAATTGGTCTTCCGTATCCTTCACCTTTTGTAAATGAAACCATAGCCTTTATTTTATTATGATTGTAAAGAGAATTCATTTGACTATCAGTTAGTTCACCGTGCAATAGATAAATTTCAGGTAGATTTCTTTTTGTACTCATTTTTTTAATAAGATTTATTTTATCCATTACTCTGCTTCTATCGGATATAGAAAATGTTCCACTTGTACATTTCAAAAGAAGTGCTGGTGGATTTGGTGTATCACCAAATGTTTCACAGAAAGTATAAATTAGTCCAGAAATATCTTTTCTATCTTGACCGAAATCTCCTTTAAGCCAATGTCCAACAAACAAATATACGAAATCGTTAGGAATAGAATCTAATGTTTCTACTATATTAGAATCTTTCTCTAAATCTGTTCCATATATATCAGTTCTCACGCCTTCGTGTAATACCTCAACTGGTACTGTTACACTAAGTGTTCCTATTTTCTGATTTGTTTGTTTATCCATTTTATCATATTGTGTATTTTCAAATACCCATTTAGCATGTTTAGATGGAACTATGATTAAGTTCATACGATTGCAACCATCAACCCATTCAGGAGAACACGCATCGGTTTCAACACCAGCAGTAATTCCTATGTTATATTTACCAACTGGTTGAAATTCGTTTGGAATAGTACATTGCATCCAAATATCTGGCTGTGATTGTAAGCCTGGAATTATTAAGTCTTTAATTTTTTTCATATCTGGATTATCGGATTCCAATGCATCCATTGGAGTTTCTCCCCAATTTATTGATATTACTTGAACATCAAACTTATCCATTTCTATAAGTGATAAAAGTAAATCTCTCGCATGAGATCCATATCCACTCATAGTTGTAACTGGTCCACAAAAAACTAATTTTGGTCTATAACTCATTATTTCCTCACACTAAATATAATTCAAAACTTTTTCTAGGAACAAAATTTTCAAACGTATCATTAATACTTTTTGAAATTCTTTCACACATATTAAAACGAGACATTCCAACTTCTGGCTTCATCATAAATTCTCTTCCTTTTAATCCAGCGAATACTCTATCTGATTTAGAAGTCTTATACCATTCATATAATGCTTGTCCAACATCTCGGAAATCTGCTCTATCATCAAAAATATAAGGAGTTGGTACTGAACCTTGTATTGAAATGTTTGATGGCCAAACTGGTTTTACCCATTCACCGTGTTGCAAATGTCCCCATTCATCTTTCCTATGGAGTGTGTGTACTTTCAAATAATCATCTGGTGTAAAGTATTGATTGGTTTCTGGATTAATGAAACCACATTGGTCTTGAAGTCCACCTGTTACATTAACAACGATAGGTACACCTGCTGCAACTGCTTCCGCTGTTCCCAATCCAAACCCTTCATTTGAAGCCATGTTAACAACAACATCAGCTGAATTGTAAATAATATTCAATTGTGGTGATGGAACTATTTTATCATCAAACAAAACTGTATACTCATTACATAACTCACCAACTAAAGCTACCAAGTCAGTTCCATTTGGGTCTATTGGTTGGGTATGCATTAGTAGTGAACAATCTTCTGCTGCATTACCACCATTTTTATCTACGAGTTGGCAAAAATGTTTATATGCGAGTACAACATCACCTGGGTGTTTCCTATGAATATTTCTGTTATTCCACATAACAACGAACTTATCTTCATTACCATTACGAATTTTTTTACGTTCTTCTTGTAGTTTGCCCCAATCACTATGCGTATTATTAATTGGGAAAAACATATCAGTATCGATTCCGTGTGGAACATAAGTTATTCTATGCTCACCAATTTCTTCATTGAATCTTTTTAAAACTCTATGATTTATACCATAAGTTTGTTTTGAAATTGACATTAATAAATCACAACTAGCATACGCTTCTTTATTCCACATTGGGTCTGTTGGGGTATTTCCAATTAATCCAGCACCATCCCATATATTCAAATACATCAATGGAATTTTTTTACGGATTTCATGTTCCATATTATATAACCATCCCCAAAATCTTGGGTCTGTAAAATGTAATATAGCATCTGGTTTTTCTATATCAATCAACCTACGAATGAGAAATGGATCACCGTATCCATCATTACAAAAAACTCTAACACTAGCTGTTTCATCACCACTACGTTCTCTTGCGTCTTGAGATAAATCGAATATCTTCCCTTTGTCTGGGTGATTAATAGCAGCACCCACTTGAATCCAATCAAAATCTTTTACTGTACCGAGAACTAAATCACGAGAAACAGTTGCTATACCAGACGTTAATCTTAAATCGTCAGATAGTAATAATATTTTTTTCTTTGCCATACAAAACCTTTATAAATTTAATTTATTTTTTCAGATAGATAAACTACCAGATAAGTGTGTTTGAATTAGTTTTTCAACAAGTCCACTTAATTTATAACCATTTTCCGTACAATACTTTAATAAATCTTCTTTTATAGATTGCCGAATTTGAATACTTGAATATTTTGATTTTTCATCCACAATTTTCTCCGTTCGTTCCAATAAACTTCATACATATAAGTATGGAGTAATTGTAGAAAACATTAGAAAATAGTAGAAATTATTTTAGAAAGGGAGGGTGTTTCTTTTTTCTTTTGGACATAGTTCTTCTGAATCTTTGAATTCACAAAATTTACAATTAGAATATTCATTGCCACCTTCTGGTGTGTAAATAACATCTAACTTAAATTCACCTTCTTCTGTGAAGTTGGTTGTTATAAATTCATGTATTTCTTTTTGAATTTGATTTTGAGAAACTTTTCCATTCGATGGTTCAAATCTCTGAACTCTTCTTTTCATTGCTTCATATTCAGCGTCTTCCCTTATCTTTCTTCTTAGAATAAGATATTCAACGTGAATACTATCAGGACTAACATTGTATTGTTTTGCATAATATGTTTTATATAAAACAAGTTGCGATACTTTTGTTCTATCATTTTTATGATACTTACCCCATCCACCTGTGCTTGTTTTGAAATCGTAAATATAAATCTCATCTGTTTTTGTATTCTTTATAACCAAATCCAAAAACCCAACAAGTCTTACACTTGAATGCGTTTCGAGTGGAATTATATTAATTGGTAATTCTATTCCAACCAACTCATAATCTTTCTTTAAGAAGAAGTCTGCTCTATGAGCTTTGAACCATTTGAGAATCTCAATACCGTCATTACAATACTCAGCAAGTTCATTTTGATTCGAGAAGTGAACACCATTTGCTTCTGTAAGTAATTTCTTATAATGTTCTTTCAAACCATTCTGAAGCATAGTATCTAATTCTAAAGCGTTAGCCTCATTGATTGATTTTTCATATATAGTCTTTACATATTCTTGTAGAACTTCATGCATTACCGTTCCAAACAACATTGCTATGTTTGGAGAAAAAATTCCAACCTTATCTTTGTAAACAAGTTTCCATCTGTGTGGGCAACCCTTCCACATTTGATATTGTGAAAAGGATATTTTTTTATCAGACATTTTGTTTTTTTGCTCTTAATGGTACAAATAAATTGACAATTGGTAAGTTACCAGTATCGTAGAATACACCATCAAAGAATTGTCCTGCTGCTCTTAACATTGCATCATAATCTATTGCACCATATTGGTTTACGGACGATTGCATTATCTTGAAAGCGTTTGGATTTTTGATAGCAAGTGAATCTGGATTTGTTTGATACTCCTTCAATACCTGCGGTACATTTAATATTCTAGTACCATCATATTCTGCTGCATATAAATTATGACTTTTAACCATACGCTCAATTTTATTTAAGTCTGTATAGTAAAATACTCTTGGTACTTTAGATAGTTTATAATCGTTACGTGACCAAGAGGATGGACGTTGACTTGATAATGCTGGATCGAGAATCGCTACATTTCCTAAATCTTCTTTTGAAAAGTGATATAACATAACTCTACCGTTAAGAGTAAACGCTTCCATTATCAAGTCTTTTAGTTTCATCCAATTTTCTCCCATTCTAAATCTTTATTTCCAAAATGACCGTACTTAGCAGTCTGTAAATAAATAGGAGTTTTTAATTTTAATCTTTCAATGATTTTATTTGGGGTTAAATCATTGAAACTAAATTTACCAAGTCCATATTCTTTTCCAGTTGTTGGGTCAAATATACGATATGAAACAGGAAACTCTTCACCGATTACATATGCTAATTGAACTTTAATTTTATTTGCTTCTTCATTTTCATGAAGTGTTTTTAAGGCAATATGACGAGCCATATATGCTGCACTTCTATCAACTTTACTTGGGTCTTTGCCTGAGAAAGCACCGCCACCAATTTCACAATCAGCACCATATTGGTCAACCACAATCTTTCTACCAGTTAATCCACAATCAGAAACTGGACCACCTATGTTCCATTCACCAGCAGGATTTATATGGTAAACAGTTTTATCTGTAAACAGTTTAGCAAGTTCTTCTGGAATACTTTCTAATACCTTTGGTAAAATATCAGAGTGGAAATACTTTCTAAGTTCTTCAAGTGAAATCAACTCAGAATGACAAGTTGAAAATACAACAGAATGAATACCAACTGCTTCATTACCACTATACGCAACAGACACCTGACTCTTCATATCAGGACGAAGTTTTTGTACATGTCCAAGTTTACTACCTTTCTTTCTAATATCCGTTGCAACTTCAATTAGTTTTTTAGCTAAGTAAATTGCTACCGGCATATACGTTGGAGTTTCACGAGTTGCATAACCAAACATAATACCTTGGTCTCCTGCTGTAACAACATCTCCTTTATCAACTGCTTGATTAATCTCTGATGATTGAGTTGATATATTGAAATGAATACGGCAATAGTCTGAATTAAAGAAAGGGGATTCTTCTTTTGTGTATCCAATATCTTTTATAAGTCCTCTAATTAATCGAGTTAGTGATAATTCTAAAGTTCTTTTATCTTTATCAACCGTTGATTTTATTTCACCAGAAACATAAATATCACTATCCTTTACCATAACCTCACACGCAACCTTTGCATCTGGGTCTCTTTGTAAGTACCAATCAAGAACTGCATCTGAAATTTGGTCAGCTATTTTATCAGGATGACCTTCACTTACATATTCCGAAGTCCAAATATATATACTCATTATTTCCCCCATTTACCAGATTGAACAAGTTGTGCGATAATTCCATAAACAGAAATATCTTTGAATGTATCATTTAGAGATTCACCAACTGCGTCTTGTGAACCAAACATAATCATTTGTTTGTATCTGTTTATCTTATCGTTAATACGAAAGAATAAACCCTGCAAAGAAAGTTTACGATCGTCTTCTCGTTCGAGATTACTTCCCATGGAAATATTATCTGGGCCATAGTTCTTTTGCTTTGCACAGAAGAGTTCATACTGTTCTTGTTGAATACGTTTGAACTCCTTGGTCATATTAGGAAACTTCTCTTCAATTTCAGATACAGCCCCATTTTGTTTCCGCCCTAAATCTATTTCTTTAATAGCCATTTTATTCCTCATTTAATTGTCTTCAGTTTCTTTTCAAAATCTTTTATTACATCTTCTTTTGTGCCGTACTTTTTCAAAATGTTAGTTAGTTCAATTGGGTTTTCTCTTTTAAGAAAACGAATATACTCAAACACTTCGTTCTTTCCAAGTTGGAAATGATTACAAAATAAAGTAATTAGTTCTGCATCTATGTCAACTCTGTTCTTAGCTTTAACATACTTTAGAAAGAACGAATGTTTTGGTAAGGCGTCCGATAATAGTTTATAATAATCCTCCGATGATAATATTCCATTTGAGTATTTCTGAAACTCATTTATTACGTCCGTTAGTTCCATCTCCATAGAGAAGAAACGTGAAATCATATAATTGTTCCAACTCTTCTTATCTTCTTCAGATAAGGATTCCCACTTGGTTTTACGAAGTGTAACACCTTTTAAGTGGTCGAATATATTCTTAGCAGCCATTATTAAAATCCTATTAACCGTTTAGTTGTTGTCTTCTTGTTGGTAAAAACTCTTCATTAATATTTCCACACTCAAGGCAAGCGTAAGTTGGAATTGGAATAATTCCTTCTTGTCCTGTTGGAGAAAGTAGTGCAGAAATCTTTTTGAAGAATGTTACTTCATGAAAAAACTTTCCGCCACAATTTGAACAAACAATATCACTTGCTTGATTCAAGTCAACATTAACTCTCTGTGGTTCTTGTCCTGATGGTTGCCCACCTCCATTAATATCAAATACACTCATCCTTTCCTCCTTTGTTCAATTTCCATAATAATTTGAATAAACATTGCCATTGCATTTATTTCGTGGTCAACCACAAAACTATCTTTATATTGTGTTTCTGCAATGATTAAAATAATAGTTGATACGAAACCGCTTGCGTAACTATCTACATTATCATAGAGATAACGAAACAGTTGATTAAAATCTCTCGCATGATTGTCTGCAAGTATCTGACGAATACCTTCAAACTTCTCTCTTTTGTTTTTATCTGATTTCAATAAATCAACAATAGTTGAAAAGTAGTTAGTTTCCACTAATGTTGATTCATCTAATTTCAGTTTACCATCGATTACGCATCGTTGAGTTGTATTAATAACTCTACGAATATCAGGATAGTTTGAATTGATAATACTAACAAGATGTTCTTTGTTGTATGTAACTTTCTCGCTCTCCAAAATATTTACGAGGTGTTGTGCAACTTCTTTCTTCGATGGTGGTACTATGTTAAATATCTGACAACGAGATTGAATCGGGTCAATAATCTTTTCAACATAGTTGCAAGTTAAAATGAAACGAGTAGTTTTACTAAATGTTTCAATAACATTCCGTAACGCTGCTTGTGCATTCGGTGTCATGTAATCACACTCATCAAGAATAATAAGTTTTAATCCACCAAATCCAATTGAAGAAGCAAACTGTTTAATCTTATCACGAACAGTATCTACTGAGTTTTCATCTGATGCGTTGATATAAATGTAGTTATCTTTTGCGATGGTGTTAGCAACAATTTTAGCAAGAGTTGTTTTACCGCTACCAGCATCACCATGTAAAAGTAAGTGCGGTACATCATTTGTTTTAATATATTGTTGAAAAGTTTCTTTAACTGTTGGATTCCCAACGTAAGTTTCAAGTGTTTCGGGACGATACTTCTCGTTCCAAATTGTATGAGATGTGTTAAACATACATAACCTATATTTTTAATAATTAATTTCTACAAATATACGAACTTATTCCTTATCTACCAACGGCTTCCGAAATATAAAAATAGGTTCTCTTTTATAACCAGCACCCATTACAGAAGAAAGAATAAGATTTATAGTATTTTCTTCAATAAATCCAGCTTCTTTTGCATAATGAATTGTCATTTCTTCTAAGTCTTTATACTTCGGTGTATTAGCAATGTTTATTAACATATAACCACCTGGCTTCAACCCATGGAAACAATTCTTAAATGTTCCAAAAAGAAAGCCAGAACCCCAAGTATCACGAGTTGGAAACTTGTTATACGATTGAGTTTCTTCATCTGCATATTTTTCTGTATCGAAATATGGTGGTGAAGTAAAACACAAATCTAAACTTTCTTTCTCTGGAATAAAATCTTCTGAACCCATCATGTGTAGTTGAATATCTTTACCAAGATACGAGAAATCATCACGTAGTTTACAAAGTCCTTCAAATGTTTTCGTTGATGGTTCTGTTCCAATATATGTTTCGATATACGGTGATGCTAATGCACCAACTAATCTACCACCCCAACCACATGACATATCCCACATTACACCATTGCCACCAAATCTTTTATATATAGCACCTGCAGCAGTTGGTCTAAAGTTTGAAACACCTTGAACACCAGAATATATTTTTAATGATTGACGTAAACGGTTTTCTTGCCAACTTCCATTGCCCGTGTGCTTATATAACCATTTCAAGCACTTACGTATTGTCATCTTAAATGTATGGTCATTCAAAAAATTATCCATAGGAGACATTTTAGAATTACCACATTTCACTTCCATTCCATGTGGAAAATAAGACCAAGCCAAGCGAAGTCCATGCATTGTTTGAATAATATCATTATTCTTAAACAGTTTATCGTAGTCATATTTTTGAAGTTTCTTCATGTGTTCATGTTTTTCTTCATCAGTAATACTCATATATGGATAACCATGTTTACGGTAATACTGAAAAACACAATCTATTGTATCATCTAACGTACGCTTGTCACTAAAAAATTCATCTGTTTCTTTCCACAAACGAATTTCAAGTGGGTCAGCATTTATAAATTTTCCAAAACTTTCAATATCAATTTTCATTTTATGGTTTTTTAAATATAAAAATAGGTTCTTGTTTCCACCATTGACCTTTGTGAAAAACTTTATTAGAAGTTCTTTCAGCCAATTTTTCTTGGTCTGAGTTACCAATCATTCTACCCATTGCCATTCCAAATTTACCTACATACTCCATTCCCAATGATTCTAATATATCAATTGAATCTTTTTCAAGGTGAACTATTTTGTTAGTTGAAATTCTAATATCAGCTATATTCCAACAAAGATAACGATCTGATTTCAAATAAGCAACCGCTGTTTCTAATGTTGGGCGTAAAAAGTTATCACGCCAATCAGCATACTCACTATGTGCTTTATACGATTGAGTTGCATCATCAGAATACATTTCTCTATTAAAGTATGGAGGTGAAGTAAAAACAAAATCTAACTTACCTTTATACTTTTGAAATTTAGGATTAAATTGAATTGTTTCCGAACCATCTTGGAAAAGTTCGTATGTATGATTTTCATTTGTAACAAAAAACTTTGAAGATACATTTGTACCTCGCTCGCCTATTGATTTTAGAAAAAAGTCTGCAAGGTATTCATAACGACTTATTCCTAATTCATCAATAAAGTTATCTGTATTTGGGTCTGTTCCAACATAATGTATTGGGCGACCAACAGACATTGCACCTAAAATACGACCACCCCAGCCAGAACTTGGGTCATATACTGTTACTGTTTCACTTGCAGGTATATGTTGTGTAAAGTGTTCATAAAGAAACTTTGCGGTCATAGGCGGAAAGTTTACCGCTGGCTGACAGAATGACATACGAAATACTTGTATTGCACTTGGAAATAGTTTTATATTCTTTTCGTAAACACGAACAATATAAACATTTGCCCTCGGTTCAGAACCTTCTTTTTGTATATTAAATGTATCAGTTAAATCTTCTGGATTACCCAAAGTAAATAACATGAAGTCATCAATCAAACCTTCCGCTAAGAACTGTCTAATCTCATCTGCCTTTATAGTTAAATACTTTTTATATTTCTTACTTTGAGTTTGTAGAGTGCACGATATTTTAGAAATACGAACACCTTGTCCATCGAATCTTCCATCACCATTTTTATACGCCATGAAGAAATCACGAAGAGTTTCACCTTCTTTGAAGTAAGGATTCTTTACTTGATTTGAAGATAAAGACTTACTGTACAAATACATAGAATCGTTGTAAACACTTCTCTTCATAATATGATGAAATGTTTCTTTCATAGAGTCTGTAAAATAATCGTAAATCGATTTACCAGAATCACTTCCCATGCCAGATGCAATTTTAGTTTTTAGCATTGTTGGAAAGAATTGATTTGCAGCAGAACCAACTTTTGTGAAATTAGCAATGACTCCAATCATGTCAGAGTCATTGCCATCTTCCACACTATGAAAAATAGATGAAGCGTTAAACTGACGGAGTTTCGAGAATGATTGATTAATCTCTTCCTCAGTTCTTCCAACGACTGGTGGTTTCCCATTATTATCCCAATCAGTTAGAATCCTCATTCGTAAATCTTCTGCCCATTCATAAAACCTGTTATCGTCAAACGTAACCAGTTCGCCATACGTTATGTTCGATGGCCAGGACAGAATATCACTTTTTTCATAGAAATACTTTTTCATTAGTTGTTTTCCAATTTTACTAAGAAATATCTTGATTCAAAATCGTCAATATCAAATTCAACTTTTGCTAAACCTTGTGAGGAAACTTTCATTGAACCACCGTTCAAATCTTTATTTGCCGATAGAATTTCTTTGAAATACTTTGCTGAAAAAGAAATTGGTTCAAAATCTTGTTCGCAAGTACAATCAATATCGATTGAAATTCTATTAGAGTTTGTATTAGCATAACCAATTACAATTTGCCATTTATCAGTCTTACCGTTTTTAAGAATAGTAAACTTTTCAATATCAGATAAAGCAGATTTAGCTTTGATAAACTTATCAATAAAATCTTTTGTAATTGACATTTCTAATTCAAATGGTGGAAGTTCTTTCAACTCTGGTGCAGGTGGAATTACTGCCAAATCAGCTAACATATAATTAACAGTTGTAGATTTATCACTTAATGTTAAAGCGAATGCTTTATCGTCTGCACCGTTAATTTTGAAGTCAATAGTGTTACCAAGAACACCAAGAAGACTTGTAAGTAAGTTTGTATCGTACACACCAAACTTTGCTACTTGACCGCTGAAACTTTTTAGTTTAATTTCTCCCACAACACATTTGTCATCAGAAATAAAACGAGTTGTTAATCCACCGTTTGCATTCCAAGCAACAGATTGAACTAATTTACCCAAGTGATATTTGCTAATGAAGTTTAATAACTTTGATTTTTCCATAACACGAATCCTTTTATAATAATAATTTCCACAAATATACTAAATTATTTAGAAAGAAAAAAACTTCTGTGCAACCTTTTTACTTTCCGTTGGGAACTCCCACTTCATTGATTCATAGAACCCACGTAACTTTGAATCCAATTCTGACATAAACAACTCGTCAGCATCAAAGTTCTCCTTGATAAATTCTATAATTTCTTCTGGATCTGAATCTCCTCTGAATGCTAGCTCTTCTAAACCGTACCGATTGTTTTTCAAGTAAACAACTTTAACCTTATCACCGTTTTTAATTGCTGGAAACTTCGGTGGACAATTAAATAACTTTAATAGGTTATTGTAATTCATCGCTGCTTTAATATGAGCAGGCGTTCCTTTACCAAACTTACCTAACACATCAACTGTTAAACGCTCTTGATATTTTTTAATGTCTTTTATAGAAGAGTTCTTAGCCAATTCAGCATATAGAACTGTACCTAAGTCTCGTTTGAATTTTAGAATATCTTCATCTAATTCTACTTTTTCTCTACCTTTCAGAATATCAATTAGTACCGCCTTCATAAACTTCTGAAATGATTTTGGAAATGAAGAGCGAACAATGTCCAACCCTTTAACTTCCAACTTATCCATCTGAACACCGTTGTCAGAAATAATCCATAATGCATATCTTTTTTTCTTTTGCCAAAAACCTGTACGTCCAATCATCTCTTGTTTAATTTCTAAGCGATGTTTGTCTGTGTTGAATACTTTCTTTGCAAATATATTGTAGAACTCATTTACATAATCTTGTACTTCCGTTGCAATCTCGTAAATCTTTGGAGTCATCAACTCAATATTGTTAGTATCAATACCAGGAAATCTATTCTTTACCAACGGTAAACAAGAAACAAACACAGAATCGGTATCAACATATTGTACGTAATCAACATTGTCTGAACCCAACTCTTTATTATACTTCATGTTAATCGCTGCTTCTGTTTTCTTAATTACAGTTTGACCAGAAAGTGTAACCGCTTCTGCATTATCAATATCATAGAAACGAAATGCAGGTAAACCTAATACACCATACAATGAATTAAGAAGAATCTTTTGAACAAGTTGTCTTTTCTTATAGAACTCATACTTCTCTGTATCGCCTTCTTTACCCCATTTTTTCATTTCATCTTTATACTGAACACGTTTATCAAACCAATCGTTTAGAATAGCAGGAATCAATCCAACCTTATCGGAACTATACATCACACCATTGGAAGCAACGGTGTATTTGTATTTATCCAAAAACGCTTTTAACTTTTCTTTTGAAACCATTTCACCTGCAACGAAATATTCATCATTCTTACCACGAATAAAATCCTCAGCAGACCAGTTATCTATTTTAGCAATCTTTGTTTCAGGAGAAATATTCAAAGTCATAATAATAGATGGATACAGAGAAGTTAAATCTAAGTCATACATCCACTCGTAACGGCCAGGAATTGGGTCTTTAACGAAAGCACCAATGAATCCTTGTTCACCGCTCTCTCGTAACTCTGCCATTTTTTCTTGTCTATCAGCTGGTTTATTTGGTGCAACTATACCTCCAACATTTTTAAGGTACGATAACAAAGCACCCTCAAGATACTTTGAAGAGTAAACAAAATCCTCGTATGGAACATGACCAACGTGGCAAATACCACGCACTAAGTCTATATACTGCAACTTCTTGTCTAATTCAAGAACAAGTTCAACGTCAGTTATATTGTATTCGATAAACGTTTCAATATCGTTTTCCATCAAATCATCTAAGTTACCTTCATACTCAACCTTACCACGACCTAACTCGGTCATACAAACTGCATTAAGTGCGTACGATGGTAACTCTTTATATGAGAACTTTTTATAAACAGTCATGTAATCCAATACAGAAATACCAGCAATACTCCATCGATTTCTATAAGGAGAAAAAAACATTTCATTTATAGGTGACATACGATGTGCTTGCTTCTTACCAAGAACTCTCTTTATTCTATTATACAAATATGGAATATCGAATGCATCACAATTCCAACCAGTCATAATATGCGGTTGAATTTCTTCTATACCTGCTAAGAATTTAAGTAGAAGTGTTTTTTCATCTGGACAAGAAACTATTGTTTTATTATCCGTAGTTCTATTTTTCAATCGCTTCTGTTTATCCAACACCAACATAGTGTAGTGGTTAGTTGCTGAATCATGATAAGCGATAGAAGTTATTTCATTGTTACCTTCGGTTGGATCTGGCGTACCTGTAATCATTTCAACCTCAATATCGAACGCCATTGTAACAATCGCTTTCGATGGAATATCGGATTCATGGTACATATCAACAAGAATGCGTGTAGTTTCAGCAACATCAGATTCAAATAAGTCTGGATCATTCTTTGTGAATTCAGTTACCTTAGATAATTTGTCTCCATATAACGAAACAAACTTACCGTTTGAATCTCTACGGTAAGCGTATGGAGTATAATTAAAATACAAAAGTCCTTTAGTATCATCCCATACCCATGCTTCTTTTGTGTTTGTTTTAACAAATATATTTTGATACATTTTATGCCTTTTTGAATACCCACATTGGTTCTGCAAATTTTGCTTTATCATCATAATCTATTCCAGTATCGGACGGCCGTACTGCCATTTCCATACCCATCGCACCTTCGTATATACAATCCACTTTTTCTTTCATGTATTCTACCATAGGTTCACATATTTTCAAATATGATTTTGCTGGTCTATTATAAATGTCTGCAATGTTTATAATCATTGTACCACCAGATTTAAGAGTTTCCCATACATTATCCAATGCCTTATGTAAAAAGTCTTTGTTCCAAGAATCTATATTCTTGTACCTAACCCAACTTTGTTTATCATCGTTTGAATATCGTTCGGTATCAAAGTAAGGAGGCGATGTAAATATTAAATCAACTTTACCTATCCACTCTGAATTATCCCAATCTTCCGCGGGTGCTTCGTATAAATGTACTGATTTTTTCGTATCAAACCAACCTAATTGTTTAGAATAAAAATCTGCTTGTTCATGATAAACAGAATGATTATTTGGAGCAGGGTCTATTCCAATATATGTTTCTGCTTTATCCGATGCATAGAATCCACATAATCTATCACCCCATCCTGCCGAGAAGTCTAATATTGTTTTAGCACCATACATATCGTATAATGCCTTTGCAACATTTGGTTTGAATTGAGAGCAAACATATTTTCTAAGACTTAGTGCAGAACGAACTGCTGCTTTATCAATCTTTTTAAATTTCAATGTATAGAACGCTTTTGATATAGAAATCATAGAACGAAGAGAAGTCCAACTTCTTGCTGGACCAGGTGAGTATGCAGCATCAACTTTCCAACGGTTTACCTGTTGAAAGTAATTTGATGCAGAGTTACCTACATTACTTCTTGAAAAGAATAATGGTTTTCCGTTCCATTCAAAATCTAAATTGTAACTATGTCTGGCTTTCCACTTACCTTCTTTTAACATTTCTTTCCACTTAATCGCCTTCAACTTTTGAAACTCAGAAGTTGTATCTTCAATAGAAATGTCAGCGTATGGTAAATCATAAGTCATTAAAAGTGTTGCCATCGATTCTAAAACATCTTCCTTCTCAAATGTTTCTTGAATATACTTCCATTCTATTTCATCAATCGCAAGGTAAGGACTCATTCCTTTGAACTTGTCAAAGTAATCTAAATACATAACATTCCTAAATTAATCTTCGGATAAAAAATTACCGATTTTGTTTCGGTTATCGTAAACTACATCATACTTTTCTAAGAATTCCGCTTGAGTATAAATGGAATACCCCTTACTTTCGTTAACAATATATTGGCCAGGTAAGCACTCTTCTTTCGATGCTTCAAACTTCAAAACCCACTTATCCTTATAACTGTTACTTGCAGTCATAATGCATGGCCACTTTGAGCATGCTTCATTCGCTGCTGCTGTTGTGCCATCGTATAAATAAGCGGTAAACTTATTTGTTTTTGGTTCTACTAATAAAACGTCCATAACATTTATTTCCTCATCATTTTTTTCTTAAATCGCTTTAACCAATCTGAATCATTTTCATTTTCATTTGTATTCCAATAAGTTTTTCCATCTTTCGATGTATTCCAATTATCAGATATTTCATCTTCTTTTGGCATTAGAATTTCTTCTAACAATTCCAAATCACCATGAGTAGCAGTAATGTGGTCTTTAATATATTTTCTACTCTTACGATGAGCTATAATTTTATCCATTTTTTCAGAAGAACCAGCATTTCCAATTATGGAAGTTTTTCTATATGAACGACTCATAATAATACCTTTACGATTAAAATTAAATTTCAATATCTTTCCAATCTTTATTTGCAATAGTTTTCATTGCCCACTTACCCATGTTGTTTGCAACACTATAATAGTTATGGTTTCCAACTTGTTCAAGTAAATTAGATTCAAATATAAAAGGTCTACCATTTACTTTTGTCATGAACTGACCACCTTTGCCCATTTGTCTATCATTGAATTGCATTGTTCTGCCATATCCTGGATAATCTGAACAATGGTTTGTACCGATGAGAACAGAACCTCTACCACCTCTTGGTATAAACAAAATAGAATCTTGCATATACTCTTCACCTAATCTTCTTAAATCTGCTTCAAGGTTTCCTTTGTCTTGTAAATCCACAACAAAGAAAACATCTTCACGTACTTCAATTGCTTCAGGTGTTCCGTAGTTTTCAATATAAGCACCTTTAACTGCGGTTGTTCCGTACCCCATCATTTCAAGTTTTGCTTTTAATTGAGCATTTCTTTTTTTGTTATCTTGTAGAGCGTACGGTAAATCTTCAGGTAAACCACAGCCTTCTTTAGAACGGAAGGCTGTAATTGTACCGCAATCGTGCATTTCCATGTGGTAAACCAATCTCGATAAACCACTTTCTTTTAATATATTAGTTAATTTTGACATTGTGCTTCTCTATAAGTAAACGAATTTGTTTACTATAAATATATAAGTTACTGTTTATCTGTTGAACCAAATCCGCCTTGACCACGGTTTGTATCGGGTAGTTTCTCTACTTCTACGAATTTCACTCTTGGGTATGGAATAATAACCAATTGTGCAACTCTATCACCAACAACTGGAATATTTTCACCCACCTCTCCTGAGTAAGGTAATTCAAATCTCACAAGAATTTCACCACGATAATTTGAATCTATAACACCAACTGAATTTTTTAGAGAAACGCCTGGTGAAGATTTTGTAATTGAACTTCTTGGAAATAAAAGTCCAACATGATTCTCTGGAATCTGTACCGCAATACCAGTTCCAAATTCCATGAAAGTATCTGTAACTCTAAATGAAGTCGCTGTTAAGTCCATACCAGCATCACCGTCTTGTGAGTATTCTGGTTTAACTGCGTCTTTACTTAACTTTACATACTTAATAGGTAAATTTAATCTGTTCTTGAATGCTTCCTCAGCATAACTATCATCCCATCTTCTATGCCACGTCTGTGCCATTTTCATAACTCCTTTATTTATATTAAATCGATTGTAAATATGAACCACCAATATTCCAAAATAATACTTTTCCGTCTAATTTCTCAATGTTTTCTTCTAACCAGAACCACATTTTTTTATCCCAAAACTCATTACAATCAAACGGTACTGAATAATCCAACATCATATCGTCAAAAGCAAATGGCGATTTATAAATGTGAATATTATTATTACCACCTGCTCCATTTTGTTCTAATATTTTTCTCGTTGATTTTATCGATGACATTGTAATGCCATGAACTTGCCGTCTGTTACTAACAACATCTCGCCAATCTGTATAATGTAAGAATGAATTTATAAGTCCAGAACACGTTACACCGCTTCCCATCGAAACAACTAAGTGGTTAAAATCATTATCCTCCAATACTTGTTTCATTCTACTACCCATGTATGCAATATACATTGGATGATTGAACGCATACGGTAACATTTGCCACCCGTTTTCCATTGCTTGTTTCTTTACACGATTATTTAGTATCGCCATTATATTTGGTTTTAGTGGATTTAATTTTCCACCATTTATCATTACTCTTTCAATTAAACTCACTGGGAATTTCTTTGTATCTGGATAAGAAGAAATAAATTCTATACCTTCTTCTTTACAGAGTTTAGATAAAACCCAACCTGTCCAACTACCATATACTGAAAGGTGCGTTAATGGTTTGTTTTTATCAATGGCAGGGCTTCTTAGAATTTGTTTAATTCCTTCTATCTTTGCCCACCTTGGATAATTTATTCCATCACCTACTAAATCATCACGTTTAACCCAAACTTTTTTTCCTTTGAGTTCATATTCTTCAATGGGTGTTTGTATTAAATCCATTTGAATATTCCACCATTATTACCAATAAGTTCGCCCTTCATCTTCTTATGTGAGAATCCATGAATCTTTTCAAAGTTATCACCAATTACATGAAGCATCTTTTTTCTATTACGAAAGTTTATTTCTTTATCATTTAGAATTATATCTTCAATATATCCTTTGAAGTTTGTACCTTTTTGAAAAGCACGTTTCTCTTGTTCAATAACTTCTTTAGGCAAGTACGGTCTGAATGCATCTGCAAGTGGAAGTTTCCATTGAGATTTATCAGATAGAAATTCGTTCGTTAAGTTAGTAGTGTAATTTAGAAAATCAATATCGAAAAACGGACAACGTAATTCTATTGTTCCATAATACATGAAAATAGTATTACCGCGTAATAAATTACCATAGTATTGCTTTTCAAATAATTTCTTTCTAATATCCGACCAGTCTGGTTTCTTACTGAACATTCTTATCATTCCATAAGAACCGTATGCTTCATCAGAACCTTCACCACTAAAAGCAACTTTTATTCCATCCTTTGCCATCTGTTCTGCTATAAACGATTGTAGAATACCAACTTGCATTTGAACGGTAGATGGATATTCAATAACTCTTATCGATTCCAAAAATCTTTGTTTTAATAGTTCTACATTTCTTGGAACTAAAACTTCAACTAATTGAATACCCAAATGTTTTGCAACTATTCTTGCGTACTTCAAGTCAGGCGAATCTTCATCAAAAGCAATTGTATATGCTTTTAAGTTCGGTATTTTAGTAGATAATAAATACGTTATAACAGCGGAATCAATCCCACCACTCAACGAAGTTGCAATAGGTACATCAGATAACAATCTTTTACTTACCGCGTTCTCCAGTAGATTGTACGTGGTTATACTGCATTCTTCATGTGTTTCAGGTGAAGTTGTTTCATTTGAAAAGTTAAAATAGTAATCTTTATGAACTGTTATTTTATCTGTACTTACATCTATTTCAATCAAAGAATTTTTCGGTACAAATTTAATTTCAGCATTGGGTAATTGTTCAACAATAGATTTTATTTCACTTGCAATAATGTAAGTGTTATTGTTAAAAATATAGAGCGGTAACTTACCAACCCAATCACGAGAAAGAATTAGCTTTCCGTTATCCCAAATAACAAAAGAAAACATACCGTTAAGTCTTTTCAATTCTTGTTCTTTGTACACAAACAGTATAAGTTCTGAATCTGAATTTGATTTGAACTCATATCCTCTTTCTTCGTATTCTTTTCTTAGTTCGGGATAATTCCATATTTCACCGTTAACTACTAAGTGAATACCTTCCCATTCCATCGGTTGATTTCCTGCAGCAGAAGTATCGTTAATAGCAAGGCGATTGTGTCCGAGTATAACTTTTCTATCGCCCCAAGAAAATTCTTTTATACCACGGTTATCTTTACCACGGTGAGCGATGGTTTCCAACATATTATCAACGTCAGTTTTAGTATAACCGACGGTTGCTATTATACCGCACATATTATTTATTGAGTATGTTTAACAATTCTTTTGTTTTTTTAAGTTCATTGTTCATCTTACCGATGTGGCAGGAACAAGCTAATACACTAACCTTTCCCAACTCTAAATCACTTTCTTTAGCTAAGAACTTACCCATATTAACTAAAGCAGAATAATCAGCATAACCACTTTTAGAAACACGATTAGAACGTAGAACAGAAGTTAAATACAACTTACCATTACGTGGCTTCAAGTCAATCATCAACATACAAGGTTGAGAATATGGATTGCGTGAATCACGTGATGGGTCAAATATAATTAACTCACAACGTTTAACTGCTTTACCTTGTTTCAAAATTTTAATAACGTTTTCTACTTGATTAAATGTACCTTGCCAACTAATCATTCTTCCCCAATAGGACTGATGCCAATGATCTTTAATGAATTGGTATTCCAATCCTTCTTCTACTTGAAAGAAATCGTTAATTGGTTTTTTTGGTTTAGGTTCTACGAAAGTAACAGAAGAAGCAAAATCAATTCTATCATCACCCATTACTTCTCTGAAGTGTGAATCAAACCAATCATCACTTTCAAACTGAGTAATTTCCATCATTACATTTAATTCTTCAATTAGTTCACCGACTTTTTCCCCTTTCTCTAACAAATGCTTAGAAACTTTTACCCAAGCGTCACCGGGAGAAACCGCTTCTATAACTGTCATACTTCACCATTATAAATTATCAATTGCCATTTCGTAATTTTTTCTTGAAACCAAACCAGTAATTCTATTTACTTCAACACCATCTTTCATAAATATCACAGTAGGAACTCCACGAACACCATACATCGATGCTTCATCTGGATCATTATCCACATCAATAAGTTTGTAATTTATGTTTGGCCGTTTAAGTAATATTTCACTCATAATGGGTTTAAGTTGTTTACATGGCATACACCAAGAAGCTGTGTAATGTTTAACGGTAATCATGTCCGTCCTTTAAGAAAATAGATGGTAGTGAAACCGTGACAAATTGTCACGGGTTGAAAATCAATTATTTATACAAATATACGAAAAATATTTTAGATATTACCGTCTATTTTTATTTAGCCATTTTTATTTTTATAAACAAATCATCATCGTATTCTTTTCTAACTGGTCTATTGAATTTAGCAATAGCTAATAATTCTTTATTGTCATTATATAAACCAATTGATGAAATGTATGTTGTTGGATTTTGTGCCATACATTCAAATTTTAATCGTCCATTTGTTGTTAGTGAACTTGGGTTATTAGTAAAAGTTGCTTCAGAATGTGGAACTCTAATTAAATAATGGGATACACCATAATCTCTTACTTTTCGTGCCTTCATTGAATAACCAAGAGAAGCAGCACCACTTATTGCAGTAAATAATTTGTATGAATTGTCTCCAACAACATTACTACCACTCACACTATTAAATGATAATTCCTGATTCAATCTATTTCCGTTCAAAGCTATTAAGCCAAGCGATGGATATACTTTACCATATACCGTATATTGTGCGTTTGTTTCTAAACTGCCAGTGCCAGTTATATAAGCACCGTTACTTAAACTACCACTCACCAAATCATAAGAAGCATATGGGTCTTCTTTACAAATGTTTTCATTAATATAAGCGGAGTTATCTATAAGAGTTATAATTTTATTAGAAGAACTTACTGCAACATTACTACCAGTATAAACATTATTAGCGTATAACTTCCCATTTAACTCTCGTAATGAAAATTCAAAGTTACCTGGGTCTAAACTATCATCAAACGATTCACGATAAAATCTTATGAAGTAAACATCTTTTGGTGTTTCAACACTACCAGTATTATAAAAAGTGAATTTAGTTTCAGTATCCTCTAAGGCTATCAATTTATTCTGACTGTATACTACTTTTGATGGTGACTCATATTGGTATTGAGAATCGTATGTTGATCCAGAACCTTGATAGTGACCATAAGAAACTGCAAAGTAAGAACCACTTCCACAAGTATCACACCCTGTTATATTATAGTAATAATCCGTTGATCCAGTTTGTATTGAATTAGTTACATAACAATCTAATGATCCAGAAATATTAAATAAACCAGTTACAACATTTTCCATATTACCGATTAAAATATCTTTAGCATCAATTTTATGATATGCGAATTCAGTTCGCTCGTCCATTGGTTTATCTTTACATTTTTCTACTTTTTCTATTCTCGTTAGTGTTGGACTCATATTAGGCGGTGGAATTAAAAATGTAGTTCCACCATCAACTCTAATGCGAGATTCATATTGAGCGTATAAAGTTTCATTCATAGTATCTGGACAAATCGTGTATATGTCTGCACGTGTTATTTGCCTACAACCACATTGATCATTTTGTTCCTCAACTGGTTCTTTTAATACTCTTACTTGTAAACATTCACAATCTGGTAATTCTCTATTTGCACGTTGTCCTTCCCAATCAACTATTAAAATTTCTTCCGTTTCTATACTAGAAGAATATTGCATAACAGGTGGATTTGCTATATCAGAAATACATGGTTGTTCTCTTTCCCACAACACTTCAAATTCTTCTCGTATAACATACTCAGTTCTAAGTCCTTCAAAACATCTTCTATATGGAACTGGTTCTATTCTTCTGTTATCAACATAAAATGTTGTACCAACATCAAGAGCGGTATCTGGTGTGTTAACTGGTATGGATAAATATGTTCTGAAAGCAGAACCTTTTGGTTTTACAGTTACATATTCTATACCAGATAATGCGGTTAAATTACTGTTTTTAATATTAAAATTTAGTCTTGGTTCATCGGGAATAACAACTTGAAATAAACCAATCGCAGGCTTACCAGATATATATTCTCCAGTTTTAAACTCCGTTACACTCTTATGATTAAGATTCAAACCAGTTGCAAGCGAATTACCATACCTACTATTATCTAATATTTCTTGTGCGGTTGTTTCAATCATGTCTGAATCAAAATACTTTAATGTACCGTCTATGTCAACTTCAACAAAACACTCGCCTTCATTGATAGTATATATAAGTGGTTCTTTCCACATACCGAGTGGGTTACTTGAAATAATTGAATTTATTCCAGGAGTTCCATATAAACTTGCAACAAAATTTAAGTTCTCAGAAAATAAGGCTGACTGACCGCTTTGAGTTATTGTGAATGTGTTACTTCGTTTCTCTGCTGCACCACCATATCCATTATCTAAAACTGGGTTTGTTATGTACTCTGATGTTTTCGCTTCTTTAGTAGTTGTATCTATCCAGTCAACCATCATTTTTATTTCTGGATAAGGCCAAGTACCATTAAACCAAACATATCCCCTTCCTGAAACTGTATAGTGAAACCCCTCAATTAAAGCGGTTTCACGTAGATTATCTATAAGTATAACTTGTTTTATTTGAGCGGTAGGTTGTGTGAAGTCAATATTCAATGGATAGTTTGGAGTTTCTTTTAGTCTCTGATTAGCTTTATCATATATGAGTTTTAGTCTATACTTAAAGAAACCAACTGGTCTATCTTTAAGTACATCCTGTCTATATGTCTTACTTACTTGTTTCCAAAGAGTTGTATCACACGATGGTATATCAGTTATGTTATATACATCAACTAACTCACCCTTTTCATTGAGTGCTTGCATACCTGTTTTTTCTGCAGTACCATATTCTTTCCCATTCCAAAGCACAGCACCATTTGGACCTTGGGGTAAGAATTCTTCTTCAACTTGAACTCCATTTGCATATATAACCTTACGTCTTGCCATTGTTATCCTATTGTTTTATAATGTAACGATTTGTACTTAACCGATTGCAGAATATATTACACCGAACTCTTGTGAGCTAAATTGTTCTTTTGCAGTAGATAATAAGATCTTTTGAATCTCTGCTATGTATTGATCTATGAAATAGTGTCTACCTTCTTCTGCTTTTTCAATATCTTTTATAGCTTCTAATACTTTTTGGTATTTTTTATCACCAACTAATTTTGCAAGTTCAACTAAGCCAGATACTAAATCTTTGTCTTCTTCACAGCACTTAGTCATTTTTTTAACAGCAGTTTCTACTTTTTTATCGATGCCTTCAACTTCTTCACGAATCTGTTTTAATACATCACCTGCTTCTGCTAACAGTTGTTTTCTTGATGATATGTTCATTTTTAACTCCTACGAGATAAGATAAAATAAAGTCCAAAAAATAATAGAGCTACCGAGTAAAATATAATATCGGTAAGTATGTAGCTCTCTGTAAATTTCATCACTAAAGCAAATGCCGCATCGAATCCAAGAGGATTGAAGAATGTCCCAAGTACTAAACATATTTTTGCCAATACACTTCTGTATTCTCTTTGTTTTTTTCCTGACATTACGCCATCCCATTTATATTTGCCTTGATGTGAAAAATACTATTGTAAATATAAATATGGAATAAATAAAAAAGGGTGATGTTTCCACCACCCCATTTGTTTCATCTAACCTTATTTAATTTTAATAGTTACTTCTTCGGGCTCTGCCGGTTTTATATTTGGAACAGAAACATGAAGAATACCGTTTTCAACTGATGCGGTAATACCTTTTACATCGTATGGTTTAGAAAGTTCATAATTCAATTTTAGAGTTTTCTCTGTAACAAATTGATTTACTCCTTTTCTTTTACCTTCGATGCGAAGCAGCTTTTCTTTTACAGTAATACTAATGTCTTCCTTTGAGAAGCCAGGAACTTCTGCATAAATATCCAATGAGTTTTCATTGGCAATAGCGTGTGTCCAATTATTAAAATCAACGGATGATTTTAATCCTTTTCCTGTGTGTAGTAAACTAACTGGACGAGATAAACTGTTCACGAGTTCATTAAACAAATCATTCTCTCGTTTAAGAATTGAATTGGTTAACATAATAACAACCTCCTAAAATAACATTGAAAAAATTAATTAGATGATTTTGCTTCTTTGGCTTCCGCCACAGAAGCTTGATTATAAGGTGTAATTAATTTCTTAATCCCACCTGCTGCTTTACGAGCAATCGCAGCGTCTTTCTTTTTTGTTGAGTTGTGGGCTACCACAAACTCATTGAACAAATTTGAAATCTGTTCAAACAATTCTTGTTTAGTCATAACAAGTCTCCTAACTTATAAAAAAATGTGTGTTATAGTTCTATGGATTCATTTTAAAAATTATTATTTATTTTACTTTATTCAATCCATCAATTCTTTCATGTAAGAATTTTATTTCTTTTTCAATCTTTGAACCGAAACTGTCAATTCTGGAATCTATTGTTCTTCTGATTTCTCTTTCATTATCAACAATAATTCTATCCATCGTATCTTGGTTTCTAACTAAATCATTTAGTTCTTTGTTTGTTTTGTTTATTCTGAACATACCCACAACTACAACTGCAACTGCTGTTAAAACTGTAACTGCACATATACCCATAAAAAATGATGTAATATCCATAACTATACTCCTTCATTATTCCAAAGAACTATAACACCTTTAACTATTTAATTTCACACGCACCACCTGCACAAGCAAGTTCGCCAGACAAATCAGTATTATCATCCATTTCTACAATCTTTGATAAATCAACATCATGTAAAGTTTCTAATAATCTTTCGTACTCTTCTTTTGTAATATCTTCAAAAGGAGCTTGAATATATGTTCCACCATCATATGGTAATACTGATAAACCGTTGAAGTGTTCTTTGTTTTCCCACATCCAATTACCTACCGCATCCCATTCATGTTCACGAATAGAAACTGTTGCAGAAATATTATGAGTGTTCATACCAGTGCGATGACCTGGCTTAATCCAATTTTGGTTAAACCATTTTACTCTTTCTAATAATTGTAATGGTGATTCACTACGAAGTATTGAGTGTTCGGGGGCTTTTTGTGGAACACCAATTACCGCAGTATCGTGTGGACGGAAGTATTCATCTTCAACCAACTCTGGGTGATTGATTGCAAGATAAGAATAAATTGATTCATTCTTTCCAACACGAACTCTACGTAAATAAAAATCATTGTGCCATGCATGAATACCAGATGAACACCCAAGAGTTAAAGATGATGTACCTGCTGGTTTAATTGTAGTTGTACGAGCAGATTTGTTAATACCAAGTATGGAAGCAACTCTTTCATTTTCTTCTCTTGATACTTTAGTTGCTGCTTTTAAATCCATTTTCATTACTTTACCAGAACCAATACCTGTCATACCAACTCCAAGTAATGCGTCTTTCTCGGTAGTTCTTTGCCAAATAGGGCGAAGATAATGGAAGTCTGTATAACCAGCTTGAAGTGTACCAATGAATGTAGCAGCACGAACTCTTGCTTCTAAATCTTCTTGGTCAACAACATCTGATACATTTACTTCACATAAGTTACAAAATTGAAATGGACGAAGTGCAATTTCACAACATGGGTTTGTTCCCCAATCTTTATCGTTTGAAAGATAAATACCAGGTTCACCTGCATTAGATAATTCTATTTTCTTCCAAAGTGATTTGAAAAATTCTTCAGATACTTTACTACGAAGAAGAACTGCTGAATTATTTGCTCTACCACGTTGCGGATTCAATTCCCACCAATTTCCAAACTTACATGAAATCATATCGTCATCATCAGCAGAGAAAAGAGAAATGAGAGCAGCACGACGAATACCACCTGCAAGAACTGCGTCTGCAACATGACAAACAATATCATGTACTTCAATCGGTGAAAGTTGTTCACCATCGCCTTTCAAGTCAAGAATAGCACGAATTTTCTCAATACAAATACGAAGCGGTTCTGGACCAGGAGCTTTACCACCACTTGTAATTAAACGAGAACCTTTCTGACGAATATCTGAATAATCAAAGTGAATCGATGAACCACCTGTGAAATAAGACTTAACAAGTGCTTTAACTGCATCTGCCCAACCTTCAATTGAATCTCCAATAAGATAACGACGTTCTTTGGATTTTGGTTTATGGATAGGTGGAAGTTGTTCTACGTGGTGCTTTTGAACTGAGTAACCTACGCCAGTTCCACCGAGTAAAAGAAACATTACTTCACCGAATGCACGCCAATCATCAATAGGCAAATAAGCACAATTGTAAATACGATTAGGTGAAATTTCAATTGGTTTACCACCAAACTGAAGTGAACGCATTGATGGAAGTACCTTTTTATCGTAAACGAACTTATAGACGTTTTCAATTTCGTCTACTAACTGTGGGTACTTACGTTGGTGCATTTCTTTGTTTCTTGTTACTAACTCATTCCAAGTTTCTCTTCTATTCAATTCTGGTAAATAACGAGCGTATTTCATATACACAGTTATTTCAGAAAGAATTCGATTACTAATATCCATTTTTATCTCCATCATTTTTTTATTGAAAACGTCATTTTTATTGTAAAAAACAAAACCATACACAAATAAGTATATGGTTTTGATTAAAAAAATTGGGTTTTAACAAAATTATTTTATAACCCATTTTTCACCGTCCCACCACTCAAAACCAGGCAATTCTGCCTTATATGCGAATTCATCATACCACTCTGAAATGTACATATATGGATAAGAATGCTCACGTAACTTCTCCAAGAAGAAGTAATGAACCATCGGTGTAACACCGTTCTTATCCAATCGACCACCAATTAAGGTAGATACGAATGGTATATTATCAAACCAAAGCAATATCGCAAAAACAGAATCGTTGAAATAATATATTTCGTGTGGAAATGAAACAGTATACGCTACCTCATCTAAGATTACAGCAGGGTATAAATGTTTACATCTTTCTAATATCTGTTTATAATCACCGTTAGTTGATATGTTTATCTTTTTCAACTTACGCCTTCTGTTGCCAGAAATAGGTTCGATTTTTACTCTCGATGATCTAGACTGATACCACTTTCCATCACGGGTTGGTAACCAACCATTTTCAAACAATTCTTGATGGGATTCCCCATTTGGAAAACAAAACACTTCGCATAAGGCGGAGCCACTTTCTAAGTCATACTTACCGTTTACATGACTTATTTTTGTTTTCATTCTCAACTCTCGTTTGTGAATAATCATGTTATTATTCGTAACAACGAAACATGAATATAAAACGATTGCGTTATATAAGTATTAGAATCCTTCTAATTCTTTGAATTTTTGTGAAAGTGCTTTCTTTACATTCTTTTCGCCTTTCATAGTAACCGTTACCGTTTTACCCATATCAGAGTTCGGTTCGTATATATCTATGTGGCCAGTCATTGTATTTACCTTACTTGGAAACGTCATTCCATCTGGACCAAATCTATTTTTAATAATATGCCATCTACCTGTGCCACCAACTTTATCATCCAACTTTCTTGACAATGACATTACAAAGTCAGCAATCATCATTTTATTATATGATTCTGAAACTTTACCGCCTTCAATAACATCGTCTTCTAATGAAGAACGATTTGCTTGTGAAGCAGTCCAAATTGGAATTTTATATAAACCTGCAATACCACGTATATCTTCGTAAATATCATTCAGTTCTAATCTCTTATCGCCTGCTTTTGCTGGTTTAATCAAGTCTGCATAATCAATAATAATCAAATCAGGTGGTTTACCTTGACTGATACATTTCTCAATATGAGAAGTTAGTGTATTGATTGACGGTGTTTTTGTTGGATAATACTTAACAACTAATTCACCTGCTAAGTTCTCCATAGCCGTTTTAATTTTTTCTTGTGCGTGTTCTTCACCTAAGTTTTGGAAAGCAATCTTTGTGAAGTAAGCATCGAATCTTCTTGCAACATAATGTTGATTCAGTTCAAGTGTATAGTAAATAACACGCTTACCGTTCTTCACAGCGTTTGCAGCCAAACTTACTAAGCCCCATGACTTACCACCACCTGCTGGAGCAACTAACACACCAAGTTCTCCTGCTGCCAATCCACCACTCATAATGTCATCAATAACATTCCAACCAGTTTTAATACATTCTCTTGCACCTTCTGCATAGCGAGATATAACATCTATCTTATACTCATGTCCAATATCTTTATCAGCACCTGCTTTGAGTGCATTATCAACTTTCTTTTTAATCAAATCATACTTACCACTTCTTAACAAATCAACTGATTCTAATATCGCTATTTTCATCTTTTGATTTTTACAAAATTCAAGTACGGTATTTTTAACATATTCATCATCGGAATTGTCTGTGTACTTTTTTACCTGTTTAAGTGCATCAACTACCGTTGTTTTCAATATTTTATCGTCTACCGTTAGTAATTCAGACTTGAATACATCTGATGTTGGTGGACTTTTATATTTCTCATAATAAGAAATAATCTTCTCAACCAACCAAGAGTTTGCCTGTGATTCAAAATAAGTTGGATCTATAAGGTCTGACACTTGTTGTAGGAATTCTCTGTCTTTTAATAGTGATATAATTACTTTAGTTTGAAATGTTTGACCGTATTGGGATAAATTATCCTGCATATATATTCCGAATCGTATTTAGATTTCCAAAATTTCTTTGTAACCAATATTCAAAATTAGGTATAGCAGCGTATAATTTATCTGCTATAAATAATTTATCTAACTCAATTTTATTTAGTACTTGGATTTCTCCATCAACCATGCCACGTATAGATGATTTGAAACTTTGTGAAATATCAACATCATGTAATTGCATAATCTCATAGTTAGTTTCTAATATACTAATATTATTCTTGAGTTCATTGATTGCTTTAGATTTATTATCATACAATTTACAAAATTCTACGAACATATCTAAATCAATTTTTCTTTTTTCTGAAAGCATTGGAAAATGTTTCAATATTGTTTTTTCACCGAGTCCATTAATACCTTTAATGTTATCGCTTTTATCACCTAATAATGCTTTGAATAAAATAAAATTCTCACACCATACTCCAGTTTCTTCTAACAGATTTTCTGGTGTATATAACTTTTTTTTCGTTGGTAAATAAACAGAAACTTGTTCCGATACCAACTGTAAAAAATCTCTATCGTTCGATAATATAATAGATTTTTCTTTGAAATAAAAGGAAAGGTAAGCAATCACATCATCCGCCTCAATATTATCCATCGATATAATGGTTAATGGCAAATTCTGTAAATATGAAAACAGACGAAACAGCTGAAACCTCATAGACTTTTGTTCATCCTCAAGATTCTCAAAACCCGCAACCCTATTCAATTTAGATTTGATTGCCCTGCCTTCCTTGTAATTTGAATATATTTTCTTTCTTCTTTGTGAACCACCCTTCCCATCAAACACTACAACAACCCGCGTGGGATTAACCATGCGGACTGTTGCAGCCAATGATTGGAGAAAACCAGAGAGACCGCCAATGTGTTGCCCATCCTCGTTAAGAGTAGGAATAGCTGAGAATGTTCTTATAAATAAGTTCATTCCATCTACGATCAAAACCTTACTATCACGGTGTAAACTATCTTGTAGTTCTTTCTCGGTTTCAATTTCTTGAAGTAGTTTCTGATACTTGTTCATTATATTTCATCATCAATTGATTGATTTGAAATAACTACTTCATCAATACGAGCAGCATCGAGTTGTTGGTATTTCATAATTACCTTCTCGGCAATTTCATCATAAACCATTTCCTTTAATTTTGGAACGTTCATGATTTTTTCAACAAAGTCTTTCGATTGAAATTTAATAACTTCACCCGTTTCTTTGTTTGTCCATGAATACCAAGCACCTGCTTGTGCAACAAGATTATAATCCTTCATCGTAGTAAGCCAACTGCTATAATCGTCAATACCCGAATCAAAATAAATCTCATATTCACATTCTCGTAATGGTGGACCAACTCTGTTCTTTACTAATTTTGCTTTTACTCTCGAACCCACTACTTCATCGTGTCCTTCAATCTTAGCTTTAATAGCACCGACTGATGAAAGACGAAGACGAACAGAAGCATGGAAAGGAATGCCTTTACCACCTGGTGTTGTCCATGGGTCAGAGAATGCAGGAGCATTTAGTTTTTGACGAAGTTGATTTGTGATAATAAGACAAATGCGTTCTCTACCGATTAAATTTGTTATTTTTCTCATTGCTTTTGAAATGATAAGTGCCTTTGCCGTAGCATAACCATCTTTATCAAAATCTGCAGCCATCTCTGTTTTAGTAGATGCACCTGCAATAGAATCAATAACTATCGTAACCAATTTATTTTTATCGGAAGAACGAACCTTCTCAATAATAACCTCAACTGCTTCAAACACATCCTCTACGGTTTCCAATGGAATGTAGAGCATATCTTTAAGGTTCAAACCAATTGCGGTTAGATATTCAGTAGAGATAGCATTTTCTGTATCTATGTAAACAGCAAGTCCGCCTTTTCTTTGAGTGTTTAGTAATGCATGTGCTGCTAACAATGATTTACCTGATTGCTCAAGTCCTGTTATTTCACACACTCTACCGACTGGAAATCCACCATTCTTACGATTTGAAATTGCCAAATCAAGAATTGTTGAACCAGTTCCAACCCACTCTTTTACAATTGTAGGTGCGTCACTATCACCCTCAAGAAAATAAGCAGTCTTGTAGTTTTGTTCTTTGAACTTTTTATTTATTGTTTCTGCAATGACTCCACCGAGTTCATCGGATAAATCACTCTTTGATTTTGCCATAACGTGTATCCCTATTAAAATAAGTCATCAAAAGAAGAAGCAACACTAGCAGTTGCCTTTACAGGTTCATCACCAGTTACAGATTTAGTTTGTGTACTTTTTGTAGATTTTTTTACAACGTCTTCTGATTCTTCTTGGTTAGAACCCATCCAAGAATGAAGTTGTGATTTAAGTTCATCATAAGAAGGCTCTGGATAAAGTTCAGTCATTTTTGGTTGCTGTTTAACTTTTTCAAGGACTGCAGGATTTTCTGTAAGTGGTGTTTGTTTTGGTTTAACACGAATAGATGTTTCTGCATAAGACTTACCGACTTCTTCCGCTGACTTAACAGTAACTACAATATCACGGCCACTTTTAGGATCTGATAAATCACCGTAATCTTCATCAGCGAAGAATGTTAATAATTCTTCATAAATTTGTTTACCGAATCCCCAAAACTTTACACCCTCTGATTCTTGCCCACGAATAATAACTGGTAAATATGTTCTCATTTTTGGTTCAAGTTTTCTCCCCATTAGCCAATCTTCTTTGTCACCTGTTTGTTTTAACTTCTCAGCAAACTCAAGGATAGGGTCAGGACGACCGTATGTTACAGGAGAAAGAACTGAACGCTTCCCTATGTTGTAATGAAAGTAAAGGTCAATGAATGGATTTTCTAAGTTGTGAACGTAGGGAACAATTCTAATTTGATGTTCACCTGGTTCTGGTTTCCAAATGTTTGAAACACGATTGTTTGTGTTTTTTAATGAAGACAAACGATTTTTAATTGCATCAAGATTGATAGCCATGATGTAACTCCTTAATAAATAATAAATAATGTTGAACTCATATCGTTCAATATGTTAGTACAAATATAATGTTTTAATGTTTAATATTCAAATTTTATATAAAATAAATATGGGGACGTTTGTCCCCAGTATTTTTATTTATCTCTGTTGTTATATCGTAATAGTTCTTTGAAGCGATTAGTTAATTCTTCAGGTAATTTTTCTACATTGAAAGTATTATCAACCCATTGTGGTGCATCATCTGTTTGTGGCATCACATCGCGCTTAGGTGCACCTGCTACTGGCGGAGATTGTTTTTTAAGTACCTGAACATTTTCCCAAATATAATCTGCAATTGCTTCTGGTGTATCACCTTTACCATATTTTTCAAATACAGCAACAACTGGCTCTTTTATTTTATCAAGAACATATTTTTTTAACTCACCTTCACTAACTGTGAAGAGATTTACACCACCACCTGCTGCGGTTGGAACTGTACCTGCTTGTGCAGCTATTCCAATCTGTGTTGCTTTTAATGCGTCAATCGGATTTTTAATGTCTGTTAAATCTAACGCTTTAATTTTAGCATCGGGATTAATACACAAAACTTGTGACCATCTGTGGTGTCCATCTATTACATACTTGCCACCGCCTGATGTTATAATTGATTTTCCTGCAACTGCAACAACTCCGCCTTTTAAGTATTGTTCAGCACTTGGTACATCTGTTAGCGGATAACTTAAAGATTTATCCATTACAACTTCATTCTGTGTTGGTTGTAAATCTGTAACTCCTGGAGACATTCCTGATACTTTAACAGGTTGTTTATCAGAAAGTGATTTTATAGCATTTAGAAATTTTTCATCTTTTATATTGTCACCCAACTCTTTAACAAATGTAGAGTAATCTTTTTTAAGAATTGCTTTTATTTCATCTTGTGCTTCATCTTCACCCTCTTCGTTAATGAGTGTTTCTCTAAGACGAAGTTTAGCATTGTATATTGCATTTTTTTTGAAATCTCTAACTTCATCCAATAATACACTTAATTTACTCATCCTGTTTCTCAAATATTATTTACAAACTCTTCTTGCATTTTTAACTCTTCCTCCGTTGCTTTTCCACTTTCACCCCAATCTGGTAAAACTCCCATGGCATCTTCTAAGTTTTTCAATAGTATTCCAGAAGTTGGATTATCTTTATTTTTTAATATATTAACATGATTCATTCCAGGGAACACATACAACGGCATACCACTTGCTTTGGACAAAATTACAGAATGTTTTAGTGGAACTATATTATCACTACCACCGTGTATTATAGCTCCACTACCATTCACTTCTCCACCTGTTAATGAAACAGTTGGCCATTGTCTATTCCAAGCAGGTGCTACCAAATAAACCGTAGATGGTTTCATAGCTCCCATCGATAACGCTTGTAATAATATTGCACCACCTCTTGAATATGCTATTAATGTTTTCAATTTTTCTTCATTTAGATATTCAATAGCCTTAGTAATATCCTCTTCTGTTATCTTAGTTGAATCAGAAAATGCAGGGCAGCCTGTATCTTGGTCTGGACTTGTCCATTCAACATTACAAGTATCAACCCTCATATCTTTTGGCTTCATTCCAAATCCATGAAATGCGCCTTTATCGATACCCATTTCTTTTAATATATCTATTAACTTTATCACGTACAGTTATTGTTTAGGAACAAGAAGACTGATTGTTATACCTGTTTGTTTCTTTAACGCCGCTTCTGCTGCCTTAACATCATTGTTACTTGCTTTTAATGCTTCAACCGCCATCTTAGTTGTACCAGGTAAAGTTACTATTCGAGCTGGCTTAACATCACCAAAATCTTCAAAATTTTTGAAAAGACCATACCCAAAACTGAAGTCTTTTAGTGATGACGGAAGACCTTTTAAAGATTTTAAATTATCACATTCAGTTACTTCTACCTTACCGCCACCTTCAAGTTGAATTGAAAATCCCTCAAAACTAACCAAGTCACATTTACTAATCTTAACTTCAGAACATATTTTTGGCCATCTTTCTAATTTGAAAAGAGTTGGTTGTCCTGTAATATTCATTATGTGTAAAATTCCTTTATTTAAAATTTTATTAACTGCAAGTGCTAAACCTTTTTTGTCAGCGTCCATCCATTCTTTAGTACCATCAACCCAAAAGTTATCTGCAACATCAACTGTACCATCTGATTTTTTCAACACCTTTTCTCTGTCAAGTGGTGCAAACTGCTTTATCAATGCTGTAAAATCTTCTGAATCTCTGAATACATCTTTTATTTTGTCAAAAAACCCCTCATTAACTTTTTTCAAAAAAGTTTCTTGGATTCTTCTACCTTCGTTTACCAAGTCTTTTTGCTTTTTCATTTTAAAAACTCCAAATTTACTTTAATTTAATAATATGTGTTCTAATTATTTCTTTGATTTTCTTACGAAGTTTGTTCTTCAATCGCTCATTTACATTAGACTCTAGTATCTTTACTTGTAATATATCTTTTTTATCTATGGTATCTCCATTGAAAACAAAATTGCCATACATCTTGGCAACTGAACCGTAGATTCCTTTCTTGGTCTTGGTATCTATTGATAATTTTTTATTCATTCTATTAAAATAACTCAACATATCATAATCTAGATCCTTAGCACCTACTATTTCTCCTGGACCTGGAAAGTTTTCATTCGTAGGTTGAATTTTATTTTTCAATCGCTCATTTACTTTTCCTTCTACTTTTGGAGCTTCAATTGGTTTTACTGGTTCTTTCTTGGGTTCTTCCTTCGGTTCTTCTTTTGGTTTTTCTGGTTCTTCTGCTTTTGCCATTGCTTCTAAGTCTGATTTTATTGCAGAGGAAATATTATTACCAATTGAATTAACTACGGTTGACATTTTACCAATAAGTTCCCTTTCTTTTTTTGTAAGTCTATTTTTAATAAATAAACTAATTTTACCCAATAATTTTTCAATATCTTTATCTCTTTCACTTTGATCTGTTTCCCCTGTTGAAACAGTTTTAAGTTTGTCTATTGAACTATAAAGTTTTTTCAAAATAGGATTGCCCATAAATCTTGAAGAAATAGCTTTGAATGCCTCTTCATTTTCCTTATAAGTTTCATCTTCTTTTACTTTACCAAACCATTTTGTAATAGATTCACTTGGTTTAGCGGCAAACATAGAACTTAATAAACCACGCCCTTTTGATAGATAACTAGAAATATCTATAAACACCATGTAACTTATGGGGCTTATATTTGCAGAAGAAACATCTTCTTTAATAATACTTACTTTGTTAGTCTGTGTTTTTTTCATTTAATGTCTCTTATGGCATAAGTGTTATTTTCAAAGTTTTCTGAATTAGATAAAGACTTATACTTGTTTTTTTATTAAAAAAATGTAGTTTATTACCCATTGGTTTTTTATACTCATAACCAATTTTCTTCAAAGCATCGACTATTTCGTGTTCTTTATACTGACTTGCGTCAATTACATTATCTGGTAATATAGCTATTTTATTCAACTCTTTTCTAAGAGAACTGAATATAATATCAAATCCGCTCGATTCCAATAATGAAATTCGTTCGTTGAGCTTTTCAATCACTCTCTGTGTAATTACTTCTACAAGTTCTTCTTTTTTCATATTTTCTTCTAATATATAATGTAATACATATACTATAAATATAATTGTTTATAAATTATATATATTAACTAGTATTATTTTAACAACCTTGAAACCGTCTTTATTTTTCAACAAAGCACAATTTCTATATCTTTCCCATTCAATAGGGTACTTTTTATCCAATACACCATTATTTAAGTTCATAATCAGTTCATTTAAGGCATTTATCGTATATATCGTATTTGTTTCTTTCTTCTGATGAACCATGATTGAATTGGGTAAAAACTTTTTGTATGTATCCATTATAATATTATAAGAAAGGATGCATTCATCTTTAACATCAAAAGAACGGAATAAGAAAACTTTGTTGTTTAATACATTAAAATTTTCTTTTATGTTATCCAGCGTTCTTTCTATTTGATATTTTTTAGCAAAAGTACATACTAACTGTGTTTTCAATAATTCTCTCTCGATTTTTACATAAATTGTACTTACATAAATATCAAATTAAATTCTTTTAATAGCACCAAAGTCGTCACCAACATAAACTTTTACTGTCATTTCATCAGTTTCAAAAATATTTTTTAATAAATTTATTAGGTTTTCTTCGTCTGGATGTATATCAAACACGAACGCATCGTACAAATACATAGAGAAAATGGACTTTTTATCGTTAATAACAGGTAAAACATTTTTAATCTTTTTCACATTATATTCAGTTTCCAACGATTGAAGTATATAATTAAATACTTTATTCGGTGTTGGATCTTGAATACCTCTGAATAGTTTACCATAGAAATGTGAATTAACATAACCATCCTTTTCATACCCTTCCCACAACTCATCTATAACCGCTTGTACACTTTGAAAGAATGGATGTTGAATAAAGTCAGGTGTTATTCTACCGTAAATGTTTTGGAACACTTTTGTTTTGAATGCGTCATACTCCCCATCAATTCCCAATTCATTTTTTATTTGTTCATACGGGTGGTAGTCGAATGTATAATCCAACATTTTTGCTAATAGTTTAATATGGAAAGCGTCATAGTCAAATTGAACAATCTTACCACCTTCAAATCTTGAATGAATTTTATTTCTTGTACCGTCTTTTTTATTTAATGCTGAGAAGTTAAAGTTGTTCCAAGCATTACTCGGTCTACTTGTTGCGGTGTACCACATATAGTTTTGCTTTTTACGTTCATCACCAACAAGAATTTCATTCTTTTCTATTTGGTAAAAAACATTCGTAAAGTCATTGCAATAATCAATACATTGTTCGGTTATTACTTTATCATCACCGAATGGGTTAAATTGTAAAACATATTCCCCAATCTTCTTTGCCCACTCTAATTGATTTGCCAACGGTATAACATGGCCTAAATCTTCTATTCTAAAGAACTTGGTGGATAAAATCTCCATACCCTTTGGATAAAATTCTCTTGAATTTATATTATCACTCATATAATAATGTAAGTATGAATTCAAGTCAATTCCTTCATTGAACCCATGATAAAGCATACCTTTCTTATTAAACACAAGAGAAGTTGGGGTTAACTTAATTTCCAATAAATCAATATCGGATTCAAGTTCATCGGGATGCGTAAAGTTTATATATCTATCAGTTCCATCGGTAAATAGAAAATACATACCTATTATTGCTGTATCCGATGAATGTTTGTTCACATTTGAAAATAGTGGAACACAAACGCATGGTTTATTTTGAAACATAATATTTTATTTACAATTAATGCAACCAGTAGTTAAATTTGAAAATCCTGTATCATACTTTGAGAATTTTCTGTAATTGGTTATGAATTTAGCTAACATAGGGAATTTTTTTGAATATCTCTTAATAATTCTTTTATTAGTATCAACAACTCCTGGTGTAACCAATATATCACCATCATATACATCATACTCTGGTCCACCCGTTTTCCAACCTATTGTAATCACCCCATACAATAAATGGTTAATTCCTCTGTTTGTAGATTTATAATCTTTAACTTGTTTTTTATCTATCTCAAAAAACACACGCTCTGGTTCATTTCTTTTATAAACAAAGTATCGCATTACAAGTCCAGTATTTAATTCAGACTGATTTGGTACTATTTTAACAACACGAGGAGAAGCGTATCTGTAATATTGATTTTGAGCACCACCTGCTATTTTTTTCTTGTCACCGTTTTGAAATACGGTAAATTGCTTCAAATCTAAATATTTGAAATAACTATCACTACCTGCTTTGAATCTGATTAATCTCTTTGACTTTTGAGCATCCCATTCTTTTTCAGTATATACCTCACCAGTAGAATATTTATGGTAATAACCAGTATATTCTTGCCAATCATCTAAGAACATGTATTCTCTACCTTCTGTAAAAAGGTTTTTTTGAATCTGTTCATCTGGGTAATATATTTTTTTTCTTGGCATAATTCTTATTAAAGTGTACTTCCATCCATTGCAATTCTTGCAGCAGTATGTAATGTTGTTTCCCATGCCGCTGCTGTTATTTTATGATCTATTTTAGTAACAACAAAAACTAATGATGCTCTAATATAAGAAGTTGGAACGAGTGAAGTTGAAACAACATCGCCAAATCTAAATCCACTTACACCATCTATCGTAACTGTAAAGTCTATTGGATAAAGTGCTTGATTTAACCAATGTGCATCTTTAGGGTTACTTGAATTTTTTTTAATTGTAGTTAGAATACCACGGAATCCTTCACACCAAGCTAGATTAAAACCAGTTTTAGTAAAGTTCTCAACTGCTTTAGTTCGTGAGTCTTTTGCTTTTGTCAATTCACCCTCCGCTCCCTTTGGTGCGTCTGCTTTATTTTCCGTATTTGATGGTGCATTACCTCTTTGTTGAACATACGCTGCAGCAGTCATTGCAGCAGGTGGTTTTGATGATATACTAACAGATTTTATTAGTGGTTTGAATATAGTTGCTTCAAACTTTAATGGTTTAACACTATCAGTATATGTTTTACATAAATTACTATCTTCAATTGATACCACCGATTTTGCTAACTTTGATTCTACATTTCCATCAAAGTTTGAAGGTGGTTCACATAAAACAGCACTTATCTGGTACATATCACCTGACGCAATGTTTACTTGTTTCAATATAGTTTCAAAAAACTTAGTTATATTCTTATAAGGTATATTTGCAGTATTTTCTGCTACAAATTCTTTATAACTCTTTTTTACATGGTCAACGCCTAATAAAATTTTACCAATTTCTCCTTTACCACTCGAATCCCATTGGAATGGATATGCTGGAGCGCAGTCACCATATACACCCATCGTTGCACTTGGAAATATTACGTCCATTGGGTATGCTGATTGTATATCCACAAGACAAGTGTAATTCCCTTCAACTTGTAAAGTAAATACTTGACTCAACCCCTTCCCACCTTTTTCAAAAGCCTTTATGAGTTTATTACCAAAATCAACAAGTGAGTCAATTGTAATATACCAAAATGTTTTTACAGGAGCTTCACCCTCTGGTGGTGTTTCTTCTTTTTTACCATCAACTTCTTCTTCTTCGGGTGATTCTTCTTGGAATGGCCAACCTATCCCTATATAATCTAAAAGTTTGTTTATTGTACTTCCAGCAGGTATCGTAGTAATATCACCAGCTTTAACTGCTTCCCATGTTACAACTCCTCCACCTCCGGCACTTGCATCGGGTGGTGGTGGTGGTGTTTGTTCGGAATCTGTTTTCTCTTCATCCTTATTACCCAATCCCAAATCCACATCAATAACAGAAGCAAGATTACTTGCTTGAATGGGTACTTCTGCTGGATCTTTCACCTCAGTTGATGTTCCTGTATTTTCCATGTTAATTGATTGATCACCAGATAAACCAAGTGCGAGTGTTGCTGCGGAAACAACAGAACAGTCAGCCGTCATTGAAAGGTCTGGATTAAAAGACCAATTGAAGTTATTTACTATACCTGTAAATGATTGTCTACAAGATGGTCCACCATAACTCCAACCCCAAGAAAGACTTACTTCCACGCCTGGTGTGAAGAACGCTTTATCTAAACCAGACATATTAAATCCACCAGAGCCAAGTTCTGGAAAATATGTAAATACAAATTTACCACGCAATAAAGAACCAACAGTACCATCGTTTGTAACATCAATCGATTGTAAAAGTGGAAACTTCGGTACATTTCTTGAATTATATAATTTAATATTACCACTCATATCAGACATAACTTTTGCACCAGGGAAACCAAGTGTAACTCCTGATGCACCTTTTACATGACCATATGCTGTTTTTCCATAAGACCATTCTAATGATGTATTAGTTTTTCCTGCTCTTACTCGTGTTCCGTAATGTTTTGCTCTTGCATTTAATTCACCCTTTACATTTCCTCTAACGTTATGGTAGAAAGGATTTTCGTATGTTCCACCCCAAGTTGGCATAATATTATCTCCAACTGTTGTAATTATTCAGTAACGATACTATTCCTGTGTCTTCTTGGTAATATGGTATTCTTAAAATTGTACCAGCTGGAACATTTAAACTACCTTTTCCAAGATTATTTACTTTAGCAATAACAAACCAAAGAGATTCATCACCATAATATTCTTTAGCTATAATATCAAGTCTATCACCTTCTTGTGAAAGAATTTGTGTATCTTCTGCTTTAGAAAAATTTGGATAAAAAACAGTAGAAAGTCTCCTAATAAGGCGAACTTTACCATCCGAGTCTTCTTTTCTTGCATTGTTAACTATGTACGTTCCGTTATATCGCTTTGACATAAATCCTCTAATACGATTATAGATAAAACTAATTATATATAAATATCTTTATCCACGCTTTTTCTTCTTTTTACTTACTTTCTTATCACTAGATCCAGAAGTAGCGCCTACATTTTTATATAAATCTTGATAATCAAGTCCGAGTTCAGTACCACCTGTTGCATTAGAACCAGCAACTGGTAAGTTTGTTTGTCCAGTCTTATTTAGACTTTCCCAACCAGTTGTTGGAGTTGGTACGTTAGCAGGTGCAGTTGTTGGTACTACTCTAAATGGTTGAGGAGTAAATGGATTTGGTGAAGTTGCTCCTAATCCAGTTAAATTATTTGCAGATAGTGTATTTGTATCAGGAGTTGTATTTTCTGGATTAGCTGCTGATGCCAGAACACCTGAACCCGGTGTTGTTGCTGGTGCTGCATTATTTGTACCACTTCCAACTGTTGTTGGAGATTTTGGATTCGTAGATGGATCATCTTCTGCTTCAGTTAAATTATCTCGCTTCTCGGTAACAACTTCTACCAATTCTGCTTCTTTACCGTCTGGTTTAGGTGAATTCAATAGAACTACATTATCTGGATCCAATGCGTCAACTACATTACCAGCGTCATCTGCGTCAAACGCTCTGAAGTAATTTACCTTAGTATTAGATGTTGGCATCAATCCACTCTCTGGTGAATCACCTGTACTATTACCATCGTCATACAATGAGTACATAACACCATTGTATTCTGGACGATATACACCAAACGGAGTAAATCCAACAGATACTTGAACAGTTTTAGGTAATTGTAAGACACCAGGTGAAGAAAGCAATACATTAGGATTTGCATCATTTGGAGCAGACTTTACTTTCAAATTCTTATCTTGTGATAAGTTTGCTGTTTCCCATACACCACCTGCATTGTCAAAAGTATATGATAATGAACTTATAAATCCTGGCATTTTACGATACAAATGGCCAATATTCAAACGAACAACAGGTCCACGTATTAAACCAGCGGATGTATATTCAGGAGCAGTCCATGATGCAAGATAATTCAACTTCCTCCATGATGCTTTCATTTCATCACGAGAACCAATGTGCACAGTAAATCCAAATGAAATACTTCTTTCATAACCATCGTAAGTATAGAGTGGGTCTCCTCTACCCATGTATTTTATGGCATTCCATTTTGGACTATGTGTATCTTGAATATTATCAAATGTAGCACGAAACGCTATAATTTCAGCAGGTTTATTAACACCACCTGCTCTAATTTTCAAACCTGTGAAGTAAAATTCTACTAAATCATCAGAGCCTGGAACTGAACCATCTCCGTATTGCCCTTTCTCATATACTAAATTTTTACTAATTGCTTTTGATACTCGTTTATAATCAATTATGTTTATTCGGTCACCTCTAAATTGTCTACCAGGTTTTACCGTTGGAACAGTAGCACCAGTCAATTTGTGTTTTTTATATTGAACATTTGTTATAAATGGTAAATTTCTTTGAGTGCCTGGCTCACCATGAGAACCCATTCCAAAATTTCTTTCTAAATTTAATTTATCATAATTAACATATTTTGGGTCACTCATAACATATTCACGTGTCTTTAATTGGTCTCCAACTTCGGTACTACCAGAAGCAGCACCAACTGGATTATTGTACAAATCAAATCTAAAATCATTGTACTTACGAGAACGGGATATACTACCAACATCCGCCTTTCTTAAATTGCTATAAGTTGCAGTTAAATACTTCTTCAATGGATCGGTTTCATTTGGATTATTTCTCTCCAAAGGAAACTCATTGTTGTTTGCAGCAGCACTAAAATCTGATGGTTTTATCCTACTTGAAAATATTTTAGTGGTAGGATTGAAAGTATTCATACCACCAATTCTTGTTATAGTTTGAGTGTGTAATGACATAGATGGTGCTGATGATGCACTTGTTGGTGTTCCACCTGCTGCACTTACAGTTTCACTTGGACCATTCGGTAACATGTTTGCAAGTCCTCGGAGCATACCAAATATCTTTCTATCATTTTGAGTATACTCTCTCAACAATTCAGCGGAATAAGAACCACCTGGAGAAGAATTACCTTCTTTATCTGACAAACTATAAAATTGATTTCTTAAAGCAGTTGTTTGGTATGCTGGATTACCACTTGCCCCAAGTCCTGCAACGGATGCCACACCTGCTGCTGCTGCGGCTGTTCCTGCTGCGGCTGCTGCTGCAGCACCTGCACCTCCACCTGACGTTGTTGATGTTGATGGTGGTGGTGTAGGTTGTTCGGTTAATAACGCATTAGTTGTATAATAAGTAAGGTACGGATGTCTCGCTCTTCTTATTTTTGTACCACCGATTCCCAATGGAGCACCTGGTCCACCAAATCCACTTGAAACTCTGTATATTTTTGAATGTTCATGATCAAATGTTAAACCAGAAACATTTGGTTTGAATGAATTAGGTAATAATTCTTTCATCAATCCGATTAATCTACTGTAATCTGTTTGATCACCATCACTTTCTGGTACTTCTAATCCTTTGAAATTTGAACCAGCAGGCGTACCATCAGCTAAAAATTCTCTTTTTATAGCAGTATCACCGTATCTGTTCAACATCGATGAATCTAAAGCACCCAACAAACTATGTCTTGGTAATCTTAAACCAATTGGTGCACCACCTGTATTTGCAATTAAAGCAGCAGGATTGAAAATTTGTGTTGGTGACATTCCAAATGAAGTTGCTGAAGCTAATGAATCGATAATACCGTTCGCTGGTCTTTCATCTACATTCGGATTCATTAATTGTAAACCAACTTGTTTTGCTAAGAACAGTAAACCTTTACCCGTTACCAAGAATTTACCAACACGTATTACGTCATTGAGAATACGGTCTGCCATTGTAACAGCACCACCACGAACGAGTCCTTCATCAAAGTTTGCACCAAATCCCCATCTCTGTCCAATATCTCTCAACACGAATGGTTGGTCTGCTGAACCTAAGAAGTCTGGATTATAAGCATCCGCTCTTAAATTAAACTTAGAGTATTGTAAATCCAACGGTGACGGTGAGTTACGTTTTAATGCCCATTTACTTACATAACCTTGTTTATCAGTAAAATTTCTTACATTTTCTTCGTATGTTCTTCCATAGTAAGAAGCATCAGTTTTAACTTTAGAATCTGGTACTTGGTTTTGCAATGAAGCCAATTTACCAGATGTAGTTGAACCTACTATTTTTTTACCAAAAGCGTTAGGTGCATACAATTCTCTATCTTTAACAAGTCCACCTTGTAGTTCACCTCTTGATATTTGAATAGGAGTTCTTTGTTGAATCTGTAAATCATATTTCATCATAGGTGAAACTATTGGGTACATAGTATCACTAGTTGATGACATTTTTATCATAAAGCCATTTCTTGTAGAAGGAGTATAACCAAAGAAATTGGTCATAGGAATATTATTAATCGCAGATTTATTTTGTCCATTTTCAGTTGATAGTGTTGAATAACTTGACGCTAAGTTTGTATTTTCTTTATTTTCAAAGAAAGTTTTAAACCCTTGGTCAGTCATAACACTACGAGTAGCAGAATCCAAATCTGGTAGTTGCATTTTTCTTTTTGGCGTAATACCAAACCAACTAACATTTGGTGCTTCTGAACGTGCTCCTTTCCAATTATATTTACCAAAATCTTCAGTATAAAAACTTTGATATGTCTGTGCGAATGTTGTAAAACCACTCGAAGCAGCATTATCTAAGAAATCTACTTCTGGTGCATTTATACGTCCACCTCTCCAACCAAATTGTGTAGAATCTAAATCATAGTTAGATTCAAGTAATGCAGGAAATGACTTAAATCCTGGAGCATTTTTATTTTCTATATAATCAATTGCAGGTGCATTACTTCTTTTTCCTACAAATGTAAACCTACTAGTGTCTTCCTTAAATTTACTTTGAAGTGGTTCTGTATTTAACACAAAACCATCTGAATCTTTGTTATCAAAGAAATCAATCGGATTTGGTAATTTACCTGTAAATCCAAAATTTGAAGACTCGTGCTTATATTCAGTCTGTAATGGTTCTGCCTTTTGTGTGAAACCAGATGCATTTCTTGTATTAGAGTCAAAATAGTTAATACCAGTTTCTGGTTTAGTTCCCTTAAAGGTATAGTCGGAAGCCTCGTGATTGTATTGGGTTGGTTCTAACTGTTGTGCTAACCTATGAAAACCTTTTTTAGTAAATCTTTTAGTTGAATCAAAAAAATCAATTTCATTTGCTTTATCACGTAAACCATCCCAATCAAAAATAGTAGCATCATCTTTCAATGACTTACCATCGTTTTGATATTTTGTTGGTTCAAGTGGGGCAGCAAACTTATGGAAACCTTTAGAAGTTACAATTTTATTAGCGTCAAAATAATTTACTTCGGGTGCTTTATCTCGTGTACCATCCCAATCAAAACGAGATGCACCATCTTTCAATCGAGTACCAGTTGTTTGATATGATGTTGGTTCTTGTTGTTGTGCTAATATATGAAAACCCTTTGATGTTGCAATATTTGATAAATCAAAATAATTTACAGCAGGTGCTTTACCTCTATTTCCATCCCAATCGAATATTGAAGATTCTGGTATATACTTTGTATCATACTGTTGTGCGAATGTGTGAAACCCTATTGTTGTGTTTCTTTTATTCAAGTCAAAGTAATTAACCGCAGGAGCTTTTTGCTTCTTACCATCCCAATCAAACTCAGATGATTCTGGTATATATTTTGTTTCTAATTTTCTTGCAAACGTATGGAAACCCACCGTAGTAAATTTCTTAGTTAAGTCAAAGTAATCAACCGCTGGTGCTTTTTGTTTTGTTCCGTCCCAATCAAATTCTGATGATTCTGGTACGTATTTGCTCTCATATTTTCTTGCGAACGTATGGAAACCAACTGTTGTATTCTTTTTGGAAACATCAAAGTAATCCACAGCTGGAGCATCTGAGCGTGTTCCATTCCAATCAAATTGAGAAGAATCAGGAATATATTTTGTTATTTCAAACTGAGTAAAGGTGTTGAATCCTTCGGTTGTATATTGTTTCAATAAATCTAAATAGTTTACCGCAGGTGCTTGTGAACGAACACCGTCCCAATCGAATATTGAAGATTCTTTTACATATTTTGAATCATTCAGCTGATGAAATGTTGTGAACCCAGATGTTGTGTTTCTCTTTGTTAAATCAAAGTAATCAACAGCCGGTGCTTTAACTCGTGTTCCATCCCAATCAAATTGAGAAGATTCTTTAATGTACTTAGAATCTAATTTAGCCGCAAACGAATGAAAACCAATATTAGTGTGTGCGTTTGTTAAATCAAAATAATTTACAGTTGGAACATTTTCTCGTTTACCATTCCAGTCGAATTGTGAAGAATCTTGAATATACTTACTATCATACAAATTTGAGAAAGAAGTAAATCCATCGTTTGTATAAGTGTTAGTCAAGTCAAAATAATTTACAACAGGAACATCTGCTCTTGCGCCATCCCAATCGAATATAGAAGAATCTGGTATATATTTAGTATCTAAATTTTGTGCAAATTTCGTAAACCCATCGGTTGTATTGGCGTTTGATATATCAAAGTAGTTTACAACTGGCACCTGCTCTTTTGAACCGTCCCAGTCGAATTGTGAAGCATCTTGGATATATTTACTGTCATAGTTCTGTGCGAATTTTGTAAATCCGGCAGTAGTATATCTACCGATTAAATCAAAATAATTTACTTCAGGTGATTGATCACGTGTTCCGTCCCAATCATATTGAGAAGAGTCAGGAATATAACTCGATATAAATGGTTGAGATAAAGTTTTAAAACCATCAGTAGTGTATTGATTTGTAATATCAAAATAATTTACAGCAGGTGCAGTTCCGTCCCAATCAAATTGAGAAGATTCTAACACATAATTGGTATTATATAATTGTGCTAATTTAGTAAAGCCAGATGTTGTATTAATTCCACCTATATCAAAATAATTTACTTCTGGTGCTTTATCTTTTTTACCATCCCAAGAGAATATAGATGAGTTCTCTATAAAAGCAGATTCATAATTTCTCGTAAAAGATTTGAACCCTTCTTTTGTATATAAGTTATTTTCATCAAAAAAGTCTGTTTCTGGTATATTTACAAAACCATATTTTGAACTATTAAGAATGAAAGCAGTTTTTCCGTTCTGAGCAAATGTTTGAAATCCTTGACTATTAACGTCTTGTATAAAATTAACGGCAGGTGCTGCATTTGCTTTTCCTTGCCATCCAAACGCTGAATCACCAACATATTTACTATCACCGAATTGTTGTCTTGCAGTAAATCCTTCTGCAAAATCATTAGAAAAGAAATTAGATTCTTGAGTTCCTATAACAGAATATTTTGATTTTTCTGGATTTTCATTTCTACCAGATGGTATAGTTTTTAAAACTTTATCCAAATTGTATTTACTGTTGTCTTCTAATTGCAATGACTGTAAGTCGTATCTAATGGTATCAACTATTTGAGTTGGAGTCATTTCCATTAATTTTGAAACAGGAACATATTTTGTAGGTATTCCATCAACATTCAAATCACTTATATCTTTTTCTAATTTTGATTTTAAATCAACTCTAAAAACCTTTGTATCTGGTATAGTAACGTAATCGGTTGTTGGTATATCAGTTACAAGTTCTGGTGATTCTGTTGCTCTTTCAAAGGATAAAACAGACCGCTCTAAAGCAATATCTGGATTAACTATATTATTCAATGGGGATACTAAACCTTTATTTATTAAAACCGATTGTGGTTTTAAGTCATTAAACAAAGGTTTGCTAGAAATAACAACATCTGGGTTTACAACATCGTCATTTGGTAATATCAAATTTTTAGTTGCTATTATGGCAGATTGTTTTGTTCTATCTGTAAATAACGTAGATGGAGTTATTCCAATTTTTGGATCTGTTATATTGTTCGTTTGATTATTTAATTCGGTATCTATATTAGGTGTAGAGTTTTTTCTATCAAATGTTAACTGTGAATCTGCAACATTTATATTTGATTTTAAGTTGTTTTGTCCAACAGACACTCTACTTACTTCAGTTTCAGACTTATCTAATTTACTTGAAAACAATTCTCTACGAACATTACCCAATTCTGAAATTACATTTTCGGTTGATACGTTACTTATTGGAGTTGTTTCTAAATTAGTATTAATAGCTGAATACTTTGAAACAGAGTTTACTAAACCTTCTTCAAAAACTTTTTTTACAATATCATCTAATTTAGAAATTTCTAATCTTTTTTCTATTGGTGTAGTTGTAAATGGATTTATATCATCTAATTTAGTTCCTTCCAATCTGCTTTCAATAGACTTCGTGTTAAAAGCGTTAATATCATCTAACTTAGTTCCATCCAATCTACTTTCAATTGGTTTTGTATTAAACGCCTTAGTATCATCTAACTTAGATTTACCCAACAAATCTGTTATTGGTTTTGTTTTGAACTTCTTTATATCGTCTAATTTAGTTTTACCAAGTAGTCCAGACAATGGTTTTGAATTTAATTTCTTTATATCGTCTAATTTAGTTTTACCGAGTAGTTCAGATATTGGTTTTGTTTGAAATTTATTTATATCGTCTAATTTAGTTGAACTCATCATTCCTTCTAAATTACTTTGTTCTAGTGGATTTACATTGGGAGACATAGTTTTAAGATTATCAGTAACAGGCGTTACATTAGCAAAATTGTTACCATCCTTAGCTTTTGAAGAAGCAGGCGTGGTTTTTTCTTGCTTTACAGAGTTTGATCTAAATTTTGATAAGTCTGATTGTAAATCTACTAATGACATCATGTATCCTAATTATTTCATATAAATATAACTCTAAGTAGATTATTAAATTCTACGGCCGTATGTATTATCGATTGCTATATTATACGCTTTTTTGAAATCAATTTTACCTTGTATCTCTTCAACTGTTTTTTCACCGAACTTTATTATAGTTGGTTGACTTGCCATACTTTCCATTATAGAAATTAATCTATCTAATTTTGCACCTAAACCATCTCCTTCACCACCCTTAGCTTTACTAGGTGCTCCACCAGGAGTTCCACCAGGAGTTCCACCTGTAACTGTTGGTGGTGCTGCTGTTGTAGCTGGTGTAGTAGTTTGTGGTATACTTTTCATTGTTGCGGTTGTTGGTTTTGATGTATATTCGTTTGCTTTTTCTGCTGCGGACTTTGGTTTAGACTCACCACTACCACCAACACTCGATAACATTCCACCAGCAGCTGCAACAGCAGTTGTAGTTTTCTTTTCCTCACCACCACCAAATAAACTTGATAGTATTCCACCACCTGTGGATGCAGTTGCAGTTGTAGGTTTCTTTTCTTCAGCACCACCACCAAAGAATGAAGTTATTCCTCCCATGATAGAACCAACTACTTTAGAAACACTTCCACCTCCACCACCACCAACTTTATCCATAACTTTAGATAATTTATCAACATCAAGATTTGAAATAGTATCGGAAAGTTTTTTTAGTGAATCTGATATTTGAGTAAATGCTTTTGCTGCACCTGATATTTTTTCTGGATTTAACTTGGTTACGAGTTCACTCATTTGCTCTAATGGACTTTTACCGCCTGTTAAACTACTAAGTCCTTCCGCAAGTCCGCCACCCATGTTTTTCATCAACCCACTTAATGCATTACCAAATTCTTCTAGTTTACTTGCATCAATACTACCCAAATGTTCTGCCATGGTTTTCATAGCAGCACCGATACCTGCAATACCAGCAACAACAGCACCTATTGTTTTTGGGTCAACCTTATCTAAAATTTTTATTAATTGGTCTATTGGACTATCACCACCGACTAATTTACCAAGACCATCAAATAATGCACCTGCACCCGAACCTGCACCGAATCCTGCAAGAGCAACTCCCAACATAACTATACCCCCTGCAATTGCCATTAATCTTAATGGATCAATTCCAGTTATAGCCATAAGTTTATCGACTATTTTTATAATATTATCACCAATGGCATTTACTATATCAACTATCTGCTGACCTATCGTACTCATTACTGTTGCAATACCCTCAAACACAGTTTTTACAATTGGACCAATTTCTTTTATTGCGGCAATAAATACTGTACCAAGAACTTCAGCAACTCTAATCAATACTGGCATAAAAGCGGTTAAAACTACACCGACTGTTTCTATTACTTTTTGTATTATTGGACCTGCTTCTTGAATGGCAGCAACCAATACTCCACCGATAACTTCGGCAAACTTCATCAATACAGGAGCAATTGCTTTTAATGCAGGTGTGGCCATAAGTAGTGAAGCACCCAATGCAAGAAAGAATAAACCAACTGCAACGGCAACTGGACCAATAGGAGTCATAGTTGCCAATGATTGACCTAATCCTTCTAATCCTTTACCCAGTCCTTTTAGTATCGCTTCAAATGCAGCACCAACACCTTTCCCGATTGATTTTATAGCACTACCTAATCCTTTACCAAAGTCTGCAATTTTACTTCCAACCGATTTAGCACCGTCTGCTAATTTATTTGTTTTATCAAGAGAAGCAGACTGTGTATCTAACATTTTACTTGTGGCATCACCACCACCAACAGATGCTACTGATGCTGCACCTTTACCTGTGAGTTTACCCAATGCCTTTCCTGCAAATCCACCCATCTTTCCGCCTATTTTTCCCGTGACTTTACTTGCAACACCACCAACTTTACCCATCAATGTTTTACCTAAATCCACCGCTTTATCTTTAACTAAGTCTAACCCTTTTCCAATCAATGCTTTACCTGCAAAAGCTGCACCTATTAATCCAACCAACTTTAGAACACCACCAAATCCTGATTCTACTTCTTTAACTGGTTTAGTTACTTTATGTACACCATCGGTTACACCCTTCACAGTTTTTTCAACCTTGTCTGTTTTTTCTTCTACACTACCAAATAATGAAGCAATCCATGAAAGTGGTTTAATGAGCATGGATATAATACCAAATGTGAATTTGAATGCAGGAATCAAACCACCTAAAATTATTTTAACAATACCAACAAGTATAGTTACAATTGGTTTTATAGAATGAACTACATCATCAAACACTTCCATCATACCACCACCTGCACTTGCACCCTCAAGTAAACCATGAACCATTTCGAGTATAGGAGTTGCCAACTTAGTGAGAATTTCTTTTACTTTGGTCATAATATCACCAAACTTTTCTGCAGCACTTGCTTGTTCTTCCTGTGCTGCTTTTTCATAAGCTAATTGTGCTGCTTTTTCGTTACCTTGTTTCTTTAATTTTTCTGCTTGGGTGGCATATATCTTAGAACGTTCTTCGGCAGTTGCATTTGCTAAATTCTCTTGTAGTTGTTTATCCAATCCAAGTGTCTTCATTTCCTCTGCTTTAGTCAACATAGTAGTCATTTCTTCAACACTCATATTCATTGCATCTGCAAGTGCTTTTTGTTTCAATGGACCTGACTTTTGAAACTGGTCAAGACTACCTGCATTTTTTAGAATTTCTTCTTGAAGCGTTGCAACATCACCATTCAATGCTGCGGCTCTTGCATTATCTAAATTAATATTTCTACCAAGAAGAACCCTCGCTTCCATTTCTTTTGCAAGTGAAGATTCAATATCTAACATCCCCATGCCAGAATTTTGAATTGCCTTTAAGTCTGTACCCAACAATTTGGCTTTTGCTGCTGCAGCGATAAGTTCTTTTGTAGTACCTTTGAATGCTACTGCGACTTCTTTTGAAATACCAGCAAGAAGTTTAACAGCATTCTTAGAACTCATAACTCCACCCGCAACTTTAATTGCTTCGCCAGATAGAGTTGCCATTGATTTACCACTCATTATCGAAAGAGAATGAACATTTGCAATTTCATCCTCAGCTAATCCAAATTTTTCACTTAACAAAGTTGCGTCTTGAACTGTGTTAGCCATACTTGGAATTTTCATCATTTTCTTAACATCAATACCACCCATGATATTCGATACAGTTTTCATCCCTTTAACTACTTGTTCTGTATTTACACCAACAAGTCCCATTTCATGAGCCATGTCATGTGCTGCTTCATGCGCTGCAAGTGCTTCTTTTTTTGTTCCACCGAGTTCTTTTTGAACCTCAGATACTCCACCGTCCAATGATACAAACAATGCTGCAAGAGCACCTACTGCTGCAAGTAATCCGAATATAACTGCTTGTGGTCCCATCAATAATGTTTTGCCAAGTCCCATTACAGCTTGCCCTGCCGCTTTCATACCATTAGCAAATCCACCTTGAAACCCAACAACTACTTTGGTTAATGCACCACCAAGATTTTCTTGTATAGTCTTCTTAAATTTATCAAATCCGAGTGCTTTAACAAGTGTAGAGCCGCCAGGTATTTTCTTTATTGCACCCTCAACACCATCGAATATTGCTCCAAATTTAGTTGTCCCTATTGTATCTTTTATTCTGTCTGTTCTTTCTATAATCTCAGCTTGCTTTTTTGCTTCTTCTTTATTTTCAACATTTGCTTTTTGTTTAAGATCAACCATAGTTTGTAATGCATCTTGTTGGTTTTCATATATACCAATTTGCTTTTGAATGAATTCTAAATCTTGTTGAGAATATTTAGTTTTACCTTGAGCATCTTTTATTGAACCACGCTCAAAATCTTCTCTTAACATATCAAGCATTCTGCCTGTTTTTTTCAATCCCAATTCTTCACGGTAAGCACTCAACTCAATAAACTTACCTTCACGAACTGCTTTTGAAGAAGCATCCATATCTTGTAACGTATCAACTAAATCAATATTAGTATAAAGATTTTTACGAGTTGCATCACCCAACGCAATCATTTCTTTACTTGAACCATGTACACGTTCTTCTATTGCTGCTGTTGTTTGAGCCACTAAATCAGATGCAAATTGCCATTCTTTTGTATTTACAATGTTGCCAGCAACGCCCTTTTGCAAATCATCATATTTTGTTTTAAGTTCATCTTCAAGATCAAGAAGTTCCATTTTAACAGCACGAGATTTTCTATATTCCTCGTTTGTTTCTTCTGTTAAATCTTTTAGCTCTTCTTGTGTCTCTACTATTTGTCTAACACTATCTAAATGATTTTGTTCACTTTTAAGTATTTCACCGTATTGATTATATATCTCTCCCTGAACTCCTTGCTTTTGCTTTTCTAAGCCCAATAGACTTTCTTGAACCTTCTGAACCTCTCGTAAATTGATACTATCTGATTTAGATAATTCAACGAGTTTTTCTCTAAGGTCAATAATTTCACGCGTGATTTCTGCTTCTTGTCTGCGGAGGTCACGTAACTCTTCTGATTCTTTCTTGTCTTCTTTAGCCATCATGTCACAGTTTAATTAAACAAAAAGTCCGTATAGATAAATATACGGACTTTGATTATTTCGGTCTAAATGTAGGCATTGCTGGAGATTTAGATTTATTTGGCTCTTCATATTGTTTATTGTGCTCTTCAACTGCTTTAGCAACTTGTTTTATATAGAATCTTCTAAGGTGTATTGGTAAATCATAAACTTCACTCCATGTCCACCCGCCCTGTCCTCTATAACATAACACAAATAACTCTTCGTGTAAACCTATTTTATAATCAGTTCCCAGGCCAAAAAAATGAAACACCCATAGGTATTTCTAACTCCTTCACCTCACCAGTTGCATCTGAAATAAAAGTGTATGTTAAATCAAGGTCAGGTGATATTGATTTAATATATTGTCTTAAAGCACGTGAATCTGCTGCAAATAGTTCGTTATCCACAAAATTATTTACCGTTGCTCTACCACTTTCACCGTCTACGGAAGTAATAATATGTTTGAGTCTTGTTGTAAGTTCCTTGTCAATTCCAGTTCTTACTAATGTCTTATTCATTGTTTTTAATTCTGCTTGGATGTCTTTCTCCAAAGCGTGAGTCATTAAACGAAATGTTACTACTCGTTTTGAATTAGGTAGTTCGTAATCAAATTCGTTTACTCTCCTCTCAAATAAGCTGTAATCGACCTCCTTGTGCTCAATTTGAGTTAAATCTATTGTTACTTTTTGTTTTGTTCCAGGAGAGAATGGGTCATCAACTTCGACTTGATAATCTTTACCGTAACCCAATATTCTCGCTGCAACCATAATTGCGTTCTTGTCACCCATATATAAATCGTTATAATTAACAGGAGTAACAATCAAAGACTCAAACAATTTGTCTAACACAACACCTTGTTTAATAAGGTTCTGTGATGTTAAAATATCTTCTTCCCTCGCAGTCATATACTTCATTTCAATCACGCCACTTTCAAGTGGATGACCTAACGGATATATAAGACCTTTTGAAGGTAAAGGGATAATTTCAGTTGGAAAGTTTGTACGTTTAACATCTGAAACTCTATGCTCAGATAGTAATTGGGCTTTAATGTCAGCATCAGAAGTAATTTCTTGTTGACCAACATCGTAGCCGGTTGGAATTTTAGTCATAACTAATCCTATAACAATTCATAATAAAACAATTTTTATACACTTATAAATATGATTAACTTAGAAAAACTACCATTCTTCATCAACCATAATAATATCTACTTTTGGGTCTGGTCTAATTGCCAATCTTGTATAACCGTAATGAATTTCAATTGGTCCACCAAACGGTGCTTTTCTAATAACAGTAAATGTTGTACCAACAATTAATCCGAGTTCTTGTAAACGTCGGATGAATGGTGTATTGCTTCCATAATATACAATGGTTGCAATGGAGTCTTTATGTAAACTACAAAAGTGTTTGATAAAAAATCCCCATATTCACTAATATTTCTATTAATAAATATGGGGTAATTTCTTTTAGTTCTAATATTAAATTAGTATTGAAGGATAGCGTAATCGTATGCTAATGTTAGAGAAATCTCAACAAATGCATCGTTTGCCCAATCCATATCACCAAATGTAGTTGCGGTGATAAATGCACCTTTAATAGTCCATTCTTCAATCTTATCACCAACTGGACCAAGTACATGAAGTGTTAAATCTTTCTTGTAGAAGTCAGAGTAACCATCACGGCCTGTTACAGATTCGTGTGATAAACGAACCCATTCCATTACTGCTTGTGCAGCAGAAGGAACAATAGGGTCATATAATTTAATAGAAATATCTTGCCATTCGCCCTTACCTTTTACTTTACGTTTAATATTAATGTGATCGAGAGTGATAGGGTTAAAGCTGATGTTAGGTCTGCCAGCACCTTTCACTAAATAAGCAGGAACACCCTCAATGTACAAAATAAATCGGTTTTGTAACTTTGGCTCAAACGGGGTAAAAAATATTTCCGTGGGGTCAAGTAATTCAGCCATTTATATCTCCAATTTTAAAATATCCTTTTAAGTATAAATATATCAATTTCAAAAAAAGTGGGGAGAGTATTTCATCTCCCCTTTTTTAATTTAATTAAGCACCTGGGAACGCAGCACCTGTTGATTGAATGTTGAAATCAAGAATAATGAATTCAGCAGTTTTTGCAGGTTGTAAGAACAATTGTCCGTACAATATGTTACGATCTATAATATCAGGTGTGTTGTTGCTTTCATCCATGATAACACGGAATGCGTATAAACCTTGACGTTGTTGTATTGACTCAAGATATGGGTTCACGATGTTCAAGAAGCGAGTTCTTGTTTGTGATGTGTTTTGTTCAAACACTAAGTATCTTGTAGAAGAAGCAATGTACTTCTTAGCTGCAATTAACAAACGACGAACATTAATACGGTCAAGAGCAGATGGACGACCTTGAAGTGTCTTTTGTCCCCATACACATACACCAGTTGATGGGAATACTGCGATAGGATTAATACGACCTTCATATAATGTGTCACGTTCTGCGTGTGTTAATCTTGTTTTAACTTCAACAACTTCTGTTAAACCACCACGATTCAAACCTGCAGGAGCAAACCATTCAGCAGACACACGGTCATTGAATGCTATTACACCAGGAAGAACTACTGAAGGTGGAACCCAGACTGGTTTGTTTCTATCGAAATCAAGAATTTTAACCCAAGGATAATATGTTGCTGCATAGTTTGTATCTAAACCTTCGAGTGCAGATACCGCTGTTGCAATGTTATCAGAAATTTGTGAGTTATCCATTACAAAGAAACAATCACCACGGTCTTCACAAACATCAATTACGTGTGTTGTAATTGCAGAGTGAACTGAATGAAGAACACCTGGTGTTACAACTAAGTTAATATCAAATTCATCTGCATTAGAAATAGCATCAACTGCTTTCTTATAAGAAGTGTAACCAGCTGAAGAGTTTGATGAAATATCAAAGCCTTGTGTGTTACCTGCTAATATATAAGAACCCAATTTCTTTTGTAAGTTTGGCTTATGGCCATCAAATCCACCTTGGAACGGTAACATAAATTTACGTGAATCAAGAGCAGTATTTGTAGTTAAGTCAATATACCCAGTATAAGCTGTTGCAGATGATGGGAAATTAGCTGCAGCATTTTGAGAATAGTCACCTAAGTAGAAATCTACGTTAGAGCCAGTTGATTGATTTGCTGCAATTGGTAATGGACGTAAGTAATTAAAGTTATCTGTGTTAGAGAAGTCATAAGAGAATCCCCAGAACACTCTTCTGTTATATGAACCACCAGAAACTTGGTCAGTTACATAAGAACAAGCAGGAGGTTGAGTGAATGCACTTGGTATTGGAGTAACAGGAGCACGGAAACCGAATGGTACTAAGTTTGGAGAAACTGCACCGTTTGTTACTGCTTCTGTTGTTTCTACACGAATATATTTTGATTTATTAGAATAATCACCGTTTACAATAACTTTACCGTCATCGTCAACTGTAATGTATCTATCACCAATAACTCTTGAAATATATTTAGGAGAATTTGGATCAAGGTTACACTTGAATTGTTCAACTATTGTTGGGCGAATATCTTCGTCTTGTGAATTGAATGGTGTCTGTGGTAATTTAGATTGATCAACAAATCTAACAATAATATCGAAATCACCGTATTCAGAACCAGCAATCGTGCCAGCAGGACGTATATTTGAAATACCAACTTTTACTTCATAATTGGAATGAATACCATGTGATAAAGTATGGAACTTAAACAAGTCAGATTTTATTGCACCTATTTTCTGAGAAGTTACCCATGGAGTTGTTGCTTCAAGATAATCATCTGTAAAGTCCCATGGAGAACCAGCAGAACCAGTTTCAATAGAAATAACAACATTTGTATCTGCTGCTAAAGAAGCAGATGCTTGTTTTTTGAAGTTTACGTAATTATAAACTGCATGTGTTCCATAAGGATTATAACCATATAAATCACCGATATATGAACTATCTTCTGGATTAATTGATGAACTAAAAGGAGTACCGTTTTCATTTGTTGCGTTTGTGAATGTAGAAGTATCTGTTACAAATCCACCAGAAACAGTTAATACAAAACTACCTGTACCCGCTGATGTAACTCTTGAATTTGCAAATAATGAAGTAGAATCACCACTTGTTACAACAAATGTTGGATGCAACATGGATATTAATTTTTTACCTTGTCCAGAACCACTTGCTACAAGAGCAATTGGGTGTTTAAGTGAATATCCGCCAGAACCAAGTACACGAACAATTGTAGCACTACCTGCATTATTTAAGTAGTTTTTTGCTGTGTATGGTAAATATGACTGTTCGTAAGTACCGCCAAATTTTGTAACAAAATCGCTGTATCCTTGAACAAGTGTTGGGACGAAAGCTGGTCCCTTCAAAGTTGGTCCAATAAGTGCAGCACCAATTTGTCCTATCCCTTGTTGAAGGAACGATAGGTCATTTTCGTTGGTAAAGACACCAGGACTTACAATTCTTTCATTAGCCACTATTATCTCCAAAAAATTATAGAATTAAGTCTTCATATAAATATGAAACAAAAAAACCAAATTAAGATTTAGTTGGAATAAATTTACCAGAATCTAAATCCAAAACGCCATCACCATACTTTGAATTTAAAGAATCAATTAGTTCTTGTTCTTGTGTTTGTAGTTTAGCATACTCTTCAAATAGTCTACCTCTAAACTCTGTGAATTTTTCTAATCTTTGCTTTAATAAATGTAACTCAATTTCGGTTTGACCAATTTGAGCGGCAACTCTTGCATAACCAGTTTGTAAATCTTTTACCGAAGAAATATCCTCTTGGGAAAATTCCTTTTCATTTGTTTGTTCAACAACATTCTCTGCCATAAAAACCTCTTTTAAAAATTAAAAATATAACATATATAAATATCAATTATTTATCTGTAAAATCATTTTCTTTTGGATATACTCCAGGTTCTTGATTTTGAGATACATCAATAAACTCTTGAGCTTTTCTTCTATAATAAGCAAGATTTGATTCATCCCCTTTCTGATTTAATCCTCTGAAGTTAGAAGTACCGCCACCACCTGCGCCAGCACCATTGACACCACCCCTTGCACCATATACCCCACTTCCACCTGGTCCACCGACTGCCCCACCTATTCCATTTTCATCGGTATATCTATCTATTTGTCTATTTGTAGTACCATTAACAGCACTATTATTATATAAACTAGAAAGTGAACCGATTGATTCAAATCCAAAAGACAATTTATTAGCAGTAACAGTTCTTTGCATCGATGCTTGATTTGCTATTTCTTTTGGTATTAAATAAGCGTGTGCTATAATTGAGAATGAAGCCCTAACCACACGGTCTTGTCCAGTTGTATTACTGTCTTCAATACTAACACTATCCATATTTGTAGAAAATTTGAAGAAATTTCTATCACCAAATGTTTGTCCAGAAAAGTAAATAAAGTTTTCTATCAAAAAATTCAATTGATTTTGATATTCACACCATACTATAAAATCATAACTTATATCCACATAATCTGGAATTGGAGTTAAGAAATATTCACTTGGTCTTTTTTTCTCATACATTGCAGAAAACTTATCATATGGTGCTGATGTATTATACTTTTGACGCATAACATATGCAATACCTTGATTTATAGAAGCTACTTTGTTCCTTTTTAATTCACTTTTCATTGTAACGTTTGAACGTCTAAAAGTTATGAGTGGTGCTATTGTTTTTCCTTTTTTATCTTTTAGAAATCCATCTTTTTGAATTGAAGCCCACTTTTCTGAATTAGCGTATATAGTTGGAACTTGTATAAATTCACCATTATCTTCAACTTTCAATTTCATACTTTGGTCTATGAATGACTTTATGGCAAAATCAACATCATATAATGTAACACCAAGGTTTCTTGTTTTATCCTTATCTCTACGTATTTGTGTACTACGAGCCTGCCCAAAATCTATCCTTGGATTTTCTACCGAATTTTTATCATCTATAAAACTATCATGAGTTCTTTTTAATGGTGGTTTTCTATATCTGGAAGAATTTTGCATTATATATTGCTCGGTAAATCATTCAAATTGTTTTCTATACTTGGTCTGAATTCTTCTACGTGAATTCTTGAACGTCTTGTTAAGTGAGTTGCAGCAATAATAGAAACATTATGTCCCCACTTATCACCAGAGAAAGCGTAATCGGGATTTTTACCACCGAAATACTGATTCTCTTGTACAGAGTCAACCTCCCACCATTCACCGTTATATTCAATAACATCACCGACTTCAACAAATATTTCAACTTCTTTTAATAATTCACGAATAAAACCAAACTCAGAAGTTTGTTGATAATCTTGACCAAACTCAGAACCTTCATATGTTTGTGGTTGACGATTAATCAACGCTGCAACTTTTATTGGACTAAAGTAAACCTTCTTATCGGATTCATTATACATATTTGTTTTTGTATCTTCCAATGAAAGTTTATAAACAGCAACCTCAGTATCTATAATATCTGCAATCAATTCCATATTGAATTTATGCACAAGACCTGCATCTCGCGTTCCATGAAATAATGGCATTTGTTTATCCTATATAAATTGAAAGTGGAGTACCATTCAAACTAACATTCAAATGTTCCGTTTCTGCTCTTTTTGCCTCTAATAATTTTGCACGTGTCATGTTTTCTAACATAGTACGAAGTTCTGTTACAAGTGCTTGCTTTTCATTTGTTGCAGCAGAGAGTAAATCTGCAGCATTTAATGTTGTTTCACCGTTTGGTATTGGTATATTTCCATACTTACCACGAACATATCCTAACATTTCTTTTACTAATGCAAGTGTAAAGTTAAATATCCATTGATGACCAGGTGAATTTATATGAGAATACTTCATTAAACTATATGGAGCGTTTGACATATCAGAAACAGTTCCATTTGGATATTTTAATGGATTTGAACGCTCTTCTTTTATAATATACTCAATCCAAAGTTTGAAATCTTTAACTGGTACAGGGAATATCTTCAACTCATTATTTATTAATTCAAATGTATATGCAGATTTTCTCATTAAGTCATTAAACTCAATTGCCTGAATACGCAACAAATCCGCATACATAGGCATCAACATAAATGAAACACCAGTTGAATACGCACCAAATCCGAAAGTATCTAACATCGCTTGATTACCCAAATAAGGATCATAAAAACGAATAGAAGCAGGTGGACCATAGTGATGAACTTTCTTAATTTCTATATTTTGTGTTGGTGCTTTTATATCACGAATAAGTGTGTCTAAGTTGTATCGCTGTACGCCTGTTACACAATTAATAGAAGCAGTGTAAAATGAAATATTACCGTTAGTGAATGTTTCACTCCCATACTCAGTTCCTAATTGTACAAGACCACCCATGTTTGTTGAAATGTTTCTATGGGTTAGATTAGATGCAGTTGGAGAACCCATGATACTCAATAAATTCTGTTGAATATTATATTGATTAACATGATTTGAATATTCAGCAACTGCTTCTTCAAAACAAGCATAAAAGTTTACTGATTGTAATTCCACATCAACCAACGGATAACCGAGTCTTTTAGCACACCAATTCGCTACTTTGTCTGCATCTATTTGAAAAGATGTTTCAGAATCAAAATATCCAAACGGTGTACTACCAGTTGTGAACGATGAACTACCTGGCCAAATTGGAATGTCTGTCATTTACTTCTCAGTTTTTGTTTCATCAAAATATTGTAATATACTATCAACAATTGGATGACGGTGGTTTGTCAATAATTCATAAACCCCCAACCCATTGATTTTATCTTTCATATTATATAAATATGGTAATCCAGAATCTTTCTTGTTTTTCAAATCAATTTGAGCACCATCACCTGTAAGAATCATTTTAGAATTTACACCAAGTCTTGAAAGAATCATTTCTAATTGTGTTCTTGTTACGTTCTGACATTCATCTACTATTACGCATGACTTTACAAATGTTCTACCACGTAGAAAACTTATAGGAGCAATTTCAATTTTATCTTCTTGTATTAATTTATCTACTTTTTCTTTACCAGATAACATCGCCATATTAGCATGAATAGGAGATAACCATGGGTCCATCTTTTCTTTTATATTTCCTGGTAAGAATCCTAAATCTTCATTTGATACAGTAGGTCTTGTAATTATTATTTTATCTACTTCTTTATAATAAAGATGTTCCAATGCTATTTGTGTTGCCAATAGGGTTTTTCCAGAACCAGCCTTACCTAAAAATACGGAAACTGTGTCTGCTAGTGCGTTTGATTTAACGGACTTTTGTTCTTCATTTAAGGATAGATGAAATCCGATTTTATTTTTTATTGTTTTCCTTCCTTTCTTTATACCAGAATTATCTAATCCTACAACTTCTTCATTTAACAAAACTTCTTTAGCGTCGTTTGTTTCGTTATGGTTTAAGTCCATATCAACTCCTATAATAATTTGGAGAGAGTTTCGCTCGTTGTATTTAGGTCTTCTTCTATTTTTAATAAAAGGCTATCTAATTTTTCAGGTTTATGTGTCCATTCAAATCCAACCAAAGCTATAAGTTCATTATTTTTTCTAATTGGATATACAACTGCTGATTTTGATCCTCTCTGTGTGAAAAAGGCTTTTGTTATTAAATCACTAATATCCTCAACGGATGGGTAAACAGCTTTATGAGTAAGTACATCCTCCACGAAATTTGTATATAATGACATAGGTAAGTTTTGGTACTTAGTAAATTCTGTACTAACTCCTTCCTCCAATGCTTCAAATGAAGTAGAAAGTTTTGTCATTGATTTACCAGTATGATATTTTCCACCGTTATGGCGCTGAAATACAAATGCACGTTGGCATCTGTATTCAACTAATAATTGGTCTAATATTGTTTGTATTAATTTGGAATGGGTTAATTCGCGGTCAATTTTCTTTTGCTTATATTCACCGTATTTGTATTTAAGAAACCAAGAAAGCACTACACCAAGGAGAGTTGCTGCACTTGGTAGTATCAATTTTAAAATGTCTATATATTGAGTGTTAGTTTCCATTTGTAATAAATAGAATTAAGCATAAAAAAAGGTAACGAATTAGTTACCTTTGTAAAATTTAATTTTATCAATTAATTTTGTGAAAATATAGTGTCAAGTTCTTTTTTAAAGAAAGCACCAAGGTTTCCAAACTTAATAGAGTATAAAATATTTTTTATTTTTTCTCTAATATTACTGTCCCACCAAATGTGCTTTAATCGCATGAATGCTGCGAATAAACCTGGAGCGTCCATTGTTACATGAAATCCAATTGAAGTTATAATAACAGCAAATACAGAATTAGCTATTTTTTGTTTTTTATCCATTGGAACTTTACTAAAACCAGGTACACCAACGTTCAACATTCTCATAATATCATTTATATAAAATTTATGCAATTTATCTGCACCCGTCCTCAGTAATTCTGCGGTTTTAGTTTTATCACCCATACCAATTTCTTTTGAAATAAAGTCTATACCTTCAGCAGCAACTCTTGCAACATCAGGAGCAGAAAGAGCAACTGCGGTAACTTCTAATGGGTCAAGTGAAAATTCCTTAACTACATTAGTAGATTCCTCTGCTTTTATTTCATCGAGGAGTTTCTTTAATTTTATATTCGTTTTATCCATTTCTAAACACCAAGTTTCCATTTTCTATTTTAAATTTACCATTTGGTATATATCCATCAGATACTTGTTCACCACCAAAATTTTGATCAAAGAATGAACGTATGTGTTGTATTACAGCAACTATCGCCCACGCTAATACAATTGCATGCGCTATCTGTATAACAACTGATAATGCGTCACCAAAAGGAACTAAGAAAGGTTTTACTATATCAAATACAGTTTCAAAAGAAAATGTACCTTTTATCCCATACGCCCATATCTGATACGTTTCTGCAACAATATACGATAATATTGGAAAAGCAAATGGACCAGGACCATTTAATTTAGATGATATTTTTGAAGCAACTGGTAATAATTTCTCTGCTGCTTGTTCTGATACAACTTCTATGAGAGTTGCTAAAGGATGAAATATTGCTTTTATACCAAGAATTGCATAATCTGCAACTTTTCTTCCCATTGGATTCTTTATAAGAACATTGGTTATATCCGCTTCATTTAAGTTTAATAATTCTTTAATATATTGTTTATTTGAAAATATAGATTTATATGCTTCTGCAATATCTTCCATTGATTTTTCTACTTCATCACTAGAAATACCCTTTGTATCTTTTGGTGTGAACTCACCACTCATCACTTGCTTTTCAAATAAACCACCAGCAACTAATTTCTGACTGAAGTAAGTTGTTAAATGTGAATGTATTGATTTAGCGTCATCAAAGTCTTTCTTTGCATCCTCGTGTTTGTGTGGGTGCTTTTCCTTAAATACTTTAATCCATGCTGCATCCATTTTATCTATAAGTTTAGTACCAACTTCTTCTATTTTTGTTTTAATGAAATTCAACATTTTATTAAAAGCGGATTTAACTTTGTCAACTAATTCTTTAATCATATCAGAGAAGTTTGCCCAAATTGTTTTTACACCTTCCCATCCTTTAACAAAAGCATCTTTTACTTTAGCACCAACGTCAGTTACTTTGTCTGCTGCAGCATCCCATGATTTCTTAATAAAATCAGTAAACCCTTCGGTTAAAAGACCTTCGGAGAGAATTTTCTTATCAATAGAACGAATTGTATTTTCATTTATGGTTTTAATACCTTTATATTTTAGATAATAACGAACAACTAAACTCTGAGTTTCTGTTAAAACATCAGAGTTCAATATGTTATTTATTGCGAATTCATCTAAGAAAGCGTAAGACATAACTTTATTTAATTGTTTTTTCTGTTCTAATTTTATTTCATTAATCAATTTAGTTAGATGAAATTTGTTATGTATTTTATTCTTATGTTTCATTTCGTATTCAATTATTCTTTAATAAATAATAAGTTACCGTTCTGCATTTTAAATTCAACAGTTGGGGAATAAGATTCAGTTTTTTCTTTGTTTACAACATCAACCAAGTTTATAACTATATTAGCAATAGTCCAACAGAATAGTGCAGTATGAATACCATGTACAATATCAATTCCCACACCAATTCCAGGAAATAATACTTTTGCAACCATCTCAACTTGCACCTCTCCCATCTTTTTCTTTATAAAAATTTCCACAAATTCACCAAATAATGTCCCAACTAACTCAAATGTGTAAGCACCTGGACCACCAACTGATTTTGTTACATTTGAAAAAGAAGCAAGTAACTTAGGACCAGCTGCTTTTGCAATAACTTGACCCAATTTAGCAAATGGCATGAACACCCATTGTATTAACTCTATTGCATAATGAACAACTTTTTTTAACGCTGGATTTTTAATTGCGTCATCTAAGTGTTCAACTGAGTGACCTTCTCTTAAATTTGCTTTTCTTTCACTTCTATTTAATAATTCATTAACCACCTGATAATCTGATAAAAGATTATTTCTTTTACTAATTAAACTTTCTAATGCAGGTATTGCTTGTAACCCTTGTTCTGCTGCTTTAGGGTCAACTTTAGGTTCTTCATCAACAGTACCGTTTCCTGCTAATACATCTTTTTCCCAAAAAGGACTTACTATCCATTTCTGAAACCATGATGATTTCCACCAATTGCCAGTTTCACCTAATTGTTTTAATTCTTTTACGAAATCTGGATCAGCAGTTAATTTCTTGTCTTTAACTTTACCCATAATTTCTGCACCAGCATTTCCAACATTAGCACCGATATTACACAATTTCAATAATCCATTTTTTGCAGAATTAATAACTTCTTGAACCAACTCTTTGAATTCACTCCAAATTGCTTTCATTTTGTTCCAACCACCTACAACTGCTTCTTTCGCCTTATCTCCAAGACTTTTTAAGCCACTCCACATATCACCGAAAAATCCTTCGGATAATTTAATATGTCCATCTTTTAATTCCGATATAATTTTTACTTGTTTATCCAATCGTTTAATAGTTACTTCATTCAATGAATTTGTTTTTGTTTTACCAAACAATATCTTTAGTGCTTTGGATTCTCTAACAGTAAAAATGTCTGAATTTAGCAATGAATCTATTGCAGTTTCATCCAAAGAAATTGCTTTATTTGTAGTTTTATCCAATGTACGAACCATTTTCTTTTCAGATAAAAGTTGATTCATAATTGATTTTAACGAAGTTTGATTTTTGTTAGTCATATTTGTTCCATGTATATACAAATCATTTTTATATAAATATATAATAAAAATAAAAACCCAATATTATCATATTGGGTTCTATCATGTATTATTATTTTTTTAACTTATTTATTTATCATTTTTTTAATTGCTTCTTTAACTAATGGACGCAATGCACTAATAAGTTTTTCTTGTAATTTTTGTTTTCTAACTTTTTTAGCGTATGATTCTTGAAGTCTCTTTTGATTTACCTTATTATACTGACGGAGTTTTTTCATTATGTTTTCTGATAATGGTTTTTGTCCTCTTCTCATTTGATAATAAGATTCCATAGCTCCTTTGACATCTGGACCGTATGGTGCTTTAATATCGACTGCACCTGCTGCAATAGCTTTAGCTACGGTTGCAACTTCGGGTGCATTAATAACTGGCATGTCAACACGATTCGGAGCCCATCCTGGAATTGATTTTGGCATTTTAGCTGCATTAGCAACCATTTTTTTCTTTCCTGCTTCTACTGAACCACCACCCCATTCTTCAAATGCTTTTTTACATTTTTCAGGGTCTTTTTCTGCCCAATAACCATTTGTCAAAACTGCATCAATAGCGTCTTCGATTGGTTTACCACCGAATTTAGAAATATCACCTTTACCTGTATTTCCACCTCTACCCAATCCCTTAGTTACAACATTCAACGCTGTTACAAGTGCAGCACCTGGTAAGTCAATCTGAGTTGCTTCTAATGCAGCAGACGGGTCAACTAAGAACGTTGCAGCCCAACGGTGGTGTCCATCCATGATAAAATTATCATTTGAAATAATTGCTTGTAAATCTCCACCTGGACCACTTGGCATAGGATTAATTTTCATGATTGCAGAAAATGCAAATTCAACTGCCTTCTGAGGAACAACTTCTTTTTGTGAGGGTTTTAATTTAGCTGCAGCAACCGATACTTTTTTTGAAGGAACTTGGTCATCTCCATCTTCACCATCTTTCTTACCACCTTTATATGCAGCTTTTGCTGCATCAGCAGGAACTTTACTTAATGGTATTGCATCTGTTGTACCAAATACTTCATCGTCTTCAAACAGATTTCTTCTTCCCTTACTCGTTTTCATACTGTTTCCCATTATTTTTCAAAATATTAAATATTAAAAAGAGTGTATTCTGTTTGAACACTCGTAAATAAATATAAAACAAAATAAAAAAGGAGTGAGAAAAATCTCACTCCTTTCATTTTTCAACTAACTATCTAATACTAGATGTCACCTAAAGAATCGATTTGAATTAAACCGTAGAATTCAGGACGGACAATTTTCTTAGCGTAGCGTGTCATTACCCCTTTACGTGGTGTAAAGTTTGTTGGGTCATATACTAACGGTGTCATTACAAGTGGAATATATGGTGCATAAACCGCGCCAGTTTCGAGGAATTGTGTTCCACGGAAACCAACTAACATTTGGTTTTCTAACATATATGGGTTCTTGTAAACTGTGATACGACCATTTAATTGACCAACTTTTTGTACACCCATAGCGAATTTCATACCTTCACCATCAACTGCATAGCCAGGCATTGATTCAAGAAGAGTAGCAACTTGTGGAGAACATACTAAGAAGTTTGCACCACCACGTAATGTTTTCTGATGAATAATGTTGGATACTTTTTGAATCTTTGTACCTAATGTCTGGAACCAAGTTTGTTGGTTAAATGCAGATGCTGCACCTTGTGCTGTTGAATAATCTGCAAATGTACTTGTAGCAGCATCATAAGTACGACCAATACGTGCTGACCATCTTTCTGTTGTTTGTGCGTTCTTAATCAACATGTCAAGAATTTCTAAGTCAATTTCTTGAGAGATATACTCAGACAACATAGAAGTTAATTCAGCTTCTGCATCGATTGAGTGATATGCATTCAAGTCTTGTGCGAATTCAGGTGTCCATACTGCTTTCAACTTACGTGTTTTAGCAACGATGGATTCTGAACGTAATTCTAAGTTGATTTCTGGAATATCAAGGTTTGCACCTGCTAAACCATCTTCAAAGTCACCACGAGATGTTGCAGTAGGTTGTTTTTCATATGAAATACCAACTGTTGCAGGAGCAGCAGAAGCAGAAACAACAAATGTAATTGTTGAATTGTCAATTGCTGTATATGTGTATTGTGGGAAATAGCCTAAAATTGTTGAACCACTAACTTTGAAAGCACGAACTGCTTCAAAATCAGGTGTTGATAATGATGCAGATTGAACAGTAATTGTGATAATCTTACCTGCTGCAAGAGATGCAGAGTAAGCATTTTGGAATTCTGTGTCATGTTGATAAAGTGATGGTGTTGCTGATGATACAGAGCCAGTTACGAATTCTGTTGAAGACAATGCAGCTGCTTTTGTAGATACAATGCTTGCTTCATTGATTGAATAACCAAAACGACCTGCACCATAAAGACCGCCTGAAGGATCAGCGTCTTTTGCTTCTTTACCTGTCACACCAAATACAGAATCAGTTTGTGTATCTTTACCTTGTGCGGAAGTGAATCCAGGTTGTGCTGTACCGTATTTAAAATCTAAGAAGAATACAAGACCAGAAGGTAAGTTCATTGGTTGAACAGAAACAAAATCTTTCGCAGCAATTTCAGAGAAAATACGGCGAACCAATGGAAGTGCAACACCTGCCCATTCTTCAGAGCCTGCTGCTGTACCTGTACGGTTTGATTCATCGATAAGTTGTTTTGCTTGGTTTTCTAAAAGAACCGCAATAGAGTTCTTTTCATAGTCATTGTTTAAGTTATCAAGTAAACCTGTCTTTGACCATTTGTTAACAATTTGACGGTTTTCTTTGATAAGTTGCTTGTGGGGATT